AATCCTGGTGGGAACGGCGGTGGCGAACAGCACACTTTCGGGGGCGGGGATGACCGCATAGCACGTGCTCGTGCTAAAATCCAAAACACACAATGGGGCAAATAAGTTATGTCACTGTATATTTTTAACGAACAAGTACGTTCTACCGCCACCGAACTGGTCGACCAGGACGTACAGAAGTTCAACGAAGCTTCTGCAGGTACCCTTATCCTGGGTAACCAGTACGTAATTGGTGATTACGTTGAGCAGGCAATGTGGCAGCTGGTTGACGGCATCGCTACTCGCCGTAATGCTTACGCAGGCACCAACAAAGTTGATGCACAGACTCTGGGCCAGATTCTGGACCGCTCTGTTAAAATCGACGGCCGTGTTGGTCCTCTGAACATTACCGGTACTATGATGCGTCGCATCGGTGCAGGTGACACTGAACCAGCAGCTGTTGTTGCTGCACAGGCTTCTGCTGCAATGTTCCAGGATTACCTGAATACCACTGCTGCATGTCTGGTAGCTGCTATCGGCGCAAACGCTGATGTTGTTCTGGACGTAACTTCAGGCTCCGGTGCTGCTGCAAACATCACCATGCAGAACCTGAACAAAGTCAACGCGAAGATGGGTGACCGTTCTCAGCAGATTCGTGCATACATCATGCATTCTACTGCGTTCCACTCCCTCATCGACCAGGCCATCAACAACACGGAACACCTGTTCCAGATTGGTGACCTGAACGTGTACAAAGACTTCCTGGGTCGTCGTTATGTCGTTTCCGACATCCCGGCTCTGGTTGATGGCGCCGGTGCTTCCGCTAAGTACCGCACTCTGGGTCTGACCCCGTCTGCTGCAATCGTTCAGGTCGGCGGCCTGTACGACATGGTTACCTCCGAGCAAACCGGTGGTGAAAACATCCTGCGTCAGATGCAGGGTGAATACGACTTCAACGTGTCGCTGAAAGGCTACAGCTGGGTCGGTCACAAAGCTGGTCAGTCTCCGACTGATGAAGACCTGGCTGCTCAGGCGTCCTGGTCTAAAGTTGCGACTTCCAACAAAGACACCGCTGGTGTTATGTTGCTGGCTAAGTCTGCAATCTAACCCACAAACGGGACTAACAAAAGGCGAGCTGACGAGCTCGCCTTTTTTATTTACACGTATAAAGTTCTGGTATATAATCGGACTAAACTTGCTGGAGGCTTTATATGGCATACACACTTGTTGTGGAAGACGGTTCAATCGTTCCGGGTGCTAACTCGTATGTTAGCGCTGCAGAAGTTGATGAATTTATCACTAACGAAGGTCTTCTCATTCAACCAGGAACTGACCCGTACTACCAGGCTGCCAAAGCAGCTATTCGACTTGATAACCAGTTTAACTGGCTAGGTCGTAAGGTCAGCAAAACGCAGAACATGGCCTGGCCGCGTACAGGCCTCGGTGCATGCAATGTTGACATCGCGGAGTCTGTAATTCCGCGAGAAGTTAAGCTAGCACAGCTTTATATGCTGGCTAGCGTATTGAGCTACGACGGCGAGGAAGGTGTACGCGGTGACCAGGCTTTGCGCCGTAAGAAAGTTGGTAACCTGGAGATTGAATACTTCGACTCCAAGTCAGGTGTTACCGGTGCAACTGACCTTTGGACTTCAGACGTCAAGGTCATGCTCAAGCACCTTGTGGGTGCATCACTGAGAACGCGGAGAGTATAATGATTCACATACGCCTTTACCGTCGTGACAAACAAAAGTTCGAGTTCACATACCGTGCCTTTAAGTCATTCGAAGGTCAAGGCGTATCAGTAGGTGTTCACCCAGAACATAACAGACGCGTAAACCCTAGAGATCGTATAACAAACGCTGAGCTTGCAATGGTGCATGAATACGGTCTTAACGGTCTACCAGAACGAAGCTTTCTTCGTAGTGCTGTTGGTGGCAGGGGTAAAGGCCGACAGGCAATAAACAAAGCTTTCCGCGATAATGTACCTGCTGTTCTCAGAGGAAGCATGACTGCGCATGAGCTTAATGACAAAATAGGTCGTATGCTTGTTGATGCTGTTCACGACAGAATGGACAGTGACGTGCCGCCTCCTAACACCGAGCTGACCGAAGAACGCAAACGCGGGCCTGGTACGCTTAGAGAATCTATGCAGTTGTATGATTCGATAGGTTACAAGGTTGGCAGAAACTGGAGGCTATAATGCTCAAGATAACTTCGCTAATGAAGGATAAAACCTTTGTAGCATTAACGGATGTTCTTCTCCGAAACGATTCGCGCTTACCAAATGGCGACTTCGAAGACGAATATACAGCTGCAAAGTATCTGTGTAACATTCAACCTGGTGCAGCTACCAACCAGCCTAACCTGTTGACTAAAGACGATGGCGAGCATGAGTTCCCACGTATTGCGATATACAGTGGACAAGAGCTGAAGCTCGGAGACTTCGTTATATACGAAGACCAACCATACCGTGTATTCCGTATCGACCCATGGAGTCGTCATGGCCACTACTACGTTACAGCAATTCTCCATAAAGGACCTCAGGGAGCTCGTTCAGAAGCTTTTACCATTACCTGACGGGACATGTATTATTGGTGAAGAGTCTGGTACAGTTGACGGTAATCCGTACGTTTACTTGCGCCCTGGCGACGCATATGACTTCGGACCCCCTCGAACCAGACAAGGCGCTGACGGCTTTGAGTACGTCAGTAAGCCTATGATGACATCTGTACGTATTACAGCTGTCGGTAAGAATGCTGCTGAGCTAATGCGTAAGCTACACATAGCGCTGGGTAGCTCACCAGCTAAGCAGTTTAACCGTTTACGACATTATGCAATAACCAAAATATCGAAGATTGATAATGTCGGTGGTGCTATTGGTGCAGGCTATGCACAGAAATCAATGATGACTGTCGACATTAGCTATGTACATAAAGTTAAAATTGAGCAACCGTACATCTACAAGGTTGACATCACTTGTATGGATGATAACGGTAACAAAGCGACTGGTACAGTAGAGGAACCGTAATGGCAACTGAAGTAGACCCGGAACTGCAAGCGCAGCTGGATAAGCTAACAACTGCTGTCCAGCTTATTCATGACTTCGGTATGTCAGACAACCCAAACATCCCTAACCCGGAAGGCGGTGTCATACGCACACTCGAAGGCATTAACGCTGCAATCAACGAAGCTATACCAAATTTTGAAAATGCTAACGAAGCTGCTATCCAAGCGCGTGCTGCTCGTGACGCAGCTATAGAAGCCAAGAATGCTGCAGAAACTGCAGCTGACCAGGCTACAGTAGCATCTACGTCAGCAATCTATGAGTACGGCAACGTTGCAAGTGCAGCCACAGTGACTATACCAGCTGCATCTAAAACAATTGTTAGCATTACTCTTAATCAGCCAAACACCGTAATTAATATCGGTAATGTATCTGACCCATCTACTGTTGCGCGTCAGATTACTATTGCTATTAAACAAGGCACTGGTTCTAACAAGGTGACCGCTTGGGATCCCAGAATAAAATGGGCAAACAACAGAAAGCCCGTTCTGTCATTCCTTGTGGGTTACACAGATGTTGTTACGTTGCTTACCTTTGACTCAGGAGCAACTTGGATGGGTTTCTTTAACGGTGGATGGATTAAATAATGCACACGATGTTGCTTAAAGACGGATCAGACCATCGAGCTAATGTCGAAAGCCTTATCGAAGGTCACCACCACTTTCTTGAGCGCAATACTGGTAGAACTGACGACGCTACGCGTCAGCACTATATCTTCAACCCAGAAGGAGTAGTGTCGAACAACCGCCATTTTATTGCGCACACTATGATGGAGTACCAACCTAACGGTGATGCTCCGTCTGAAAGTCAGTCGCTGCTGATACTCGGCGAAATTCACGCGTATCTTGCTACTAAGGAACAGCGGTATCTGGACAAAGCAATTGAGTACTTCAATGCTTACGTCAAATACTATTACGAGGGTGACCCAATCCCTGATACTCCTCGTCGCTGGATCGCTAACTGGCTTTGTAATGGCAAAGAGCCTGTGCTAGCCAGCTTCCCGATCAACCCTGATTCACCAACACAGGGTGGATATAAAAATGTGCCAGTTAAATTTGTTAACGGCAAAGCACAAATCCCTCATGGTTCTCCTTTCTGGGGCGAGTACCTTGATGTTGCTACCTGGGCCCACAGGGGACACATGGCATGGCCTGCTATTAATGGTGGTGTCCGTGTTATTAAAAATAAAGTTGACTGGGACGATATTTACAACAATTATCGCATCACTACCATGCCAGCTGACCCGTGGAATCAGTTAGCCTGGATTGACTGGCCGAGGTATCTGGGTGAACCAAGCTACACTGTGGACTGGTCAGCTGCTGAACCTCCTGTACATCTCATCGAGTATATTGTTGCATGGACCAATAACAAGATTGGTGTTCTGCCTGGCAAAAACGATGAGCTATGGGGAGGCGAGATTCTTGAGACTGGACTGCCTGACTCTCGTAGAGGTGAGATTCAACTCCGTGACCACACTGTTAACGGTGTGTATCTGCTTAACTATGCCGTTAAGCTTCCTGTTGAACACGGTGGTTATTTGCTTAAGCGAAATGAAGTATGGCACAACAGACCGGTAAACGTTCCATTGTACGGTGAGCTTCAACGCGGTAATGCTGCTGATGCTGAGTTGTGGTTCTGTGACTGCTGCTATATGCTGTGGCGAATTACTAACGAGCAAAAGTATTACAACGCTTGGCGAGCTGTCCTGTTTACACTGGAGGAGTATATTGATATTGATAAACAAGACCAGTTCTTCAGACAAGACCCTCACGCGTCGTCTCCGTTTACTGATGGCATCTCTTATGATTGGACTTATCCTGAACTGGCACAAGCTATATATTCACGTGATGAAAATGGTTATATAGTTCTACGTCAGAACCAAAAAGCTCAATCATCTCTGGAGCAACAGGCTGTATGGTTTAAGTGTAAGCCAACAGCTAAGATACGTACCGAGGTTGGTGGTAAAGATGACGCTGGTCAGAATATCAGTGTCAAGGTGGAAATGTACATGAACCGTGAAAAGGTTGACGTCGAGCAAAACGTCTATCGTTTTGTCACACAGCTACCTGCTCTTGGTGCTTCTCCTGCTAACTACGACATTCCGTTAAGCGATTTTGTCGCAGGTACTAAGCCAGACGGTTCTGAGTATATCTTAGCTGATATTCGTTCATCCACTGATTATGGTAATGCCACTATTGCAGTGTCTTATCGTACTGACATACTCGACAACAGACGTGGCAACACTGTTCGTATGACTATACCTGATAGTTCGTCAGGTGCCATTATAGGCTTTTGGTTACTGGAATCTTCACAGGCACCTTTAAACTCGCTGACGTATACTTCTACAGGTCCGTTGTACATCAAAGTAACTGACGCACATGGCTGGAGTTGGGTACGTGACTTACCTGCCGCATCAGGCTGGGTAACTCAGCAGATTCGTACATGGGAGTTCAGGCTGGCGTCATACCAGGAAAACCCAGGTACACCACCTACCAGCCCACAATTCGGCGAGATTAAGCAGTTCTCGTTTGTACTGCCTGACGGCGTTAATACGTCGACAAGTATTAGCTGGTACTGTGTGAATGATGTTCCGCCTCGCTATAACTGGCCAATTGGTTACACGATTAAGTATCGTCTTACTTTCTCGGCAGATAACCCGTACACAGCTAAGCTAGGCGACTGTACTGTGCTGGACTATGAGAACGATAACCTTGCATATACGCCTGGTGTTATTCCGTTCTCCAACATTTATAACCCTGATTCTCAGCAGTTTGACGGCTGGCATGGTCTACCTTACCCTGGTTATCAGTATCCGTTTATATTTACGCATGATGATACTGCGGCTGGTACGACCAGACTTAACAACATGGTTAACTTCTTATACGATTCTCAGCAATGGTACTTTAAGAAGTTTGGCCAGCTAGGCCCTGGTGCATCTGCTTTTATCTGGAACCGTTGGGATAACTTTAAATACGGTGTACCTGATACATTTACCATGTATCACTGGGGCAACGGTAGTGCATGGTCAGGTTACCAGCCTCGTGCTTACTTCTCCGCAGCACGTGGATGGTATGAGCTAGTAAACCGTGGTAAGCCGGTTCCGAGTAAGCTTATTGCTTACGTGGATAACTGGTCAAAATGGTTGCTTGACTTCATGGAAAGGTCAGGAGGTGTGTCACCTTCTAACTTCCCGCAAGAAGGTGTTGCTCTGCCAGTCCCTTCAGACTTCACAGGTCACATGTGTGGACTATGGCTTGCTGGTGCAGCTATGTCAGCCCTTTGTGGGTCAACAGTATCAGGACTTGATAAGCTGATGGATATGCTTGTCAATGAGCTAGAAGACCACTATGACATAACTGGTATTCCGGGGCATGTGATGGATGGTGGTTGGTCGCCAGCGTTACGCCTTGAAACTGGTACCGGACCTGAAAGCAACGCCATGTACTATGGTTTTTACTCTGGCGAAATATTACGAGGGTTGGGCTTATACCTGCTGTACAAAAACAAAGGGGCTAAAGCAGATATTTATGATTTAGGTCCGTAACCACTATTTACTTAACCGAGGCGCCAGCCTATAATAAGCTGGCGCACCCAATAAGAGGATTCTCCAGATGGCAAATCGTACTACAGCCAACCGTCCTGTTAAAGACGCAGACCTGCGTCAAGAGTCGGTTACTCAGTTCCCGTTAGCCAAGCCGACCAAGCTTGATGAGAACGGAAAATTCATTCCAACCCCAGTTACCGGTGTAACTGTTACCCCTAAAGCTAAGTCAATTGCTGTTGGTGAGTTTACTACTCTGACAGCAGCAGTAGCCCCGGCAGACGCAGATGACGTCACCGTATTGTGGGAAAGCGATACACCTGCTAATGCCACTGTTGATGGTTCAGGTCGTGTTCAGGGTATCAAAGTAGGTTCAGCAACTATTACTGCTAAATCCAAGCTTGACCCTGCCAAAACCGATACCGTAGCAATTACGGTAACTGCTCCGCCTGTAGCCGTCACTGGTGTTACGTTAGCGCCTAAGTCGCCCAGCGTTGTAGTAGGCTCTACTGTACAGCTGACTGCAACTGTGCTGCCTGCTGGCGCTACTAACAAAGCTGTTACCTACGAGTCCAATGACACGGCTAAAGCTACTGTTAGCGCTACCGGTCTGGTGACTGGTAAAGCAGCTGGCGTCGTCACCATCACTGTCAAAACAGCTGATGGCAGCTTCACTGACACCTCGTCAGTAACTGTTACTGCTGAGTAAGGAGCTGATTGATGTCGCTTCCACTTAATGAGGTTGTCGACGTCCAGTTCAGTAAGAGCAACGGGGGTAAAGGTTTTACCCCCAATGTTCCGCTGGAAGGTATAATGCTTTCCAACTACGAGTACTCAATCGTCGCGGGTGATGACCCTGTTCAGCTAGTTGTGCGTTACATTCCAACCAACGCTACTGAGCGTGGTATGGCATGGAAATCTAGCGACCCGGACGTTATCACTGTTGATGAGCTCGGATTTGTGAAGCCACTGGCGGAAGGTGTTGCATACGTGACTGGTACGTCTGTTGACGGCGGTTATACAGTACGGGCAAAGTTTAACATTGCTCGGGCACCTATCCTTGTTGAATCTGTTACAGTGTCTCCCACAAGTGTGACGCTTGAAGAGGGCAAGACTCAACGCCTGACATACACCTATTTACCTGCTAATGCAGATAATCTTGATTTCTACTGGATTTCAGATGATGAGTCTGTTGCTGTCGTTAGCGACAACGGGCTTGTCACTGCCATTGGAGATGGTGAAACAACTGTAAACGTACAGTACGGTGTTGACAGCTCTATATTCGATAGCTGTACTGTAACTGTTATTCCGCCTGTTGTACACGTTACAGGGGTTGAGTTTCTTACTCAGTCGCCTCTTAACGTTAATATCGGAAGCACAGCTGGGACTAGTATTCGTATATCGCCAGAAGACGCCACTGACAAAACAGTGACGTACGAAAGCAGTGCGCCTGATGTAGCAACTGTGGATACTGACGGAAATGTTACGGGTATTATAGCTGGTAATGCCACTGTTACTGTTAAGACTAATGACGGTGATAAGACTGACACGCTTGACATTATAGTCAGGGTACCTGCTGTAAATGTTACCGGTGTAAGTATTGACGAAGGCGATACAGCTTCCATGGAAGTTGGTGACACTCTTCAGCTACATGCCACTGTGACTCCTGAAAATGCTACTGACCCATCTGTTGTATGGAGTGCTCCTGTATCAGAAGTTGCGTCTGTGACTGAAGCTGGTTTGGTAACCGCTAACGCTGCAGGCTTAATTGATGTTACTGTTATCACTAACGACGGGAACTTTACTGATAGAATCGAGGTTAAAGTTACAGACCCCAGCATCGCAGTTACGGATGTTGCATGGGCTCCTGACTCTCCGACTAAAGTAAGCGCCGGCCATCAGGTGCAGACTAAAATTGTTATAACACCTGACAACGCAACCAACAAAAAAGTTAGCTACAATAGTTCAAACCCAGACGCTGTTACTGTTGACACTAACGGAGTTATATACGGTCAATCTCCTGGAACTTCGACTATTACAGTTACAACAGACGACGGTGGACTTGTTGCTTCGTTTGTAGCTACTTGCACAGAGGTGGCTGTTATTACACCAGATGGTCTTGGTGGTATTCCAGTCGGTGGTACTCAGCAGTTCACTTACACTGTTAGCCCGTCTGATGCGGATCTAACTGATATTCGTTACGAATCTGCTAACCCAGCTATTGCAACTGTTGATTCGTCTGGCGTTGTAACTGGTGTTGCTGAGGGCGGATGTAATATCTGGATTTACGCAACTAGTAATGGCGCTGACATTAGCGCAGCTGCTTGGGCACAAATTTCTGAGAGGGTACAGGTCTATCCGCAGTATGCTGAATGGCTTGTGGGTAACACCAAACAACTTGATGTTGAGATCTATCCGTCGGACTCTAAGAGCGTTACTGTTACTTATAGCTCGTCAGATGACTCTATCATTAGTGTAGATGCAAATGGCTTGATGACTGCTAAGTCTGAAGGTTCAGCAACTATTACTGCTAACGTTGTAATGAACGGTGTTGCTGCTTCTGGTACAACATCTCCTTACGTGTCTGAGCTTTCTGTTACTACGGATTCGCTGCCTGCACTTACTGTTGGTAACACGCAGCAGCTCGTTGTAACTGTTAGACCTGAATACGCTAAGACAGACGCAGGCTATAGCATTCAGTATACAACTACAGACGATACTGTCGCTACTGTAAGTAATGCTGGTGTTATTACTGGTGTTGGTAGTGGTGGATGTCGTATTGGTGCCACAGTAACTGTGAGAAACGCTACAGCGTCGGACAGCTCTTATCAGTCCGTCGATGCAGCATAAAAATTAATTAACTTTGCCTCGGCCATTTACTTGGGTAAACTTACTGAGTATAATGGCCGGAAAGTCCACCCAAGAGGTAATCAAAAATGCCGTTGAATGTAAACCAGATTGTAAACGTTCAACTGAACAACACTCCAACTGGTATCAGCAAAGGTGACTTCGGTAAGCTGGCTCTTTTAACTCAGGACCCTGGCACTGCTTTTCCTGACAGCGAAAACGGACACTATGTTGAAATCGGCAGCTACTCTGAAGCCGAGTCTTATTGGGGTACTGGTTCAGTTGTGCTTGGCGCGTTGAAGATTTTCTTTGCACAATCTCCGCGTCCTCGTTCAGTAGTTATCGCCTCATGGAACAACACCTCTACTCTGGATGCGGCTATTAAAGCATTCAACGATGTGTACCCTGACTGGTATGTTCTGCGTCCGCTCCCACCTACTGGTGAGCTGTCTGACGATGACATCGATTTGCTGGCGTCAACTGTTGCTGCTTACGACAAAAAGCGTTGCAGCTATACTACCACTAAAGCAACTCATATTGAAAACAGCGACTCCAACCCGATTAAAGTTCTGGCTGGTAAAGGCTACAACAATATGTGGCTTCAGTACGATAAGAACAACCAGCACTACGCAGACATCTCTGCTATGGCGCGTGCTCTGTCTGTTAACTTCTCTGGTAACCGCACCACTATTACCATGAAGTTCAAACAAGAGCCTGGTATTACACCGAACAACACTTTAACGCTTACTGAAGCTAACAAGTGTAAAGCGCTGGGTATTAACTGGTACACCTACTACAGCACCTTTGCTATGCTTGCAGAAGGTACTGTCCTTGGTACGTCCAAGCCGCCGCGCTTCTGGGATGAAGTACACGGTCTAGACTGGTTCTGTAATGCAGTTCAGACTTACGTCTTCAACTCAATCGCTACGTCACCCACGAAGGTGCCGCAGACGAACAAAGGTCACGAGCGCCTTACCGGTGCTGCAGCTGTTGCTTGTCAGCAGGCTGTCGACAACGGCTTGGTTGCACCTGGTATCTGGTACGGTGATGAGTTTGGTACACTGTCTTATGGTGACCGACTCGAAACAGGTTTCTACATCTACATCCCTGACGTAGATGACCAGCCTCTGGATGAGCGTGAAGCTCGTCAGGCCGTTGTAATGCAAATCGCGATTAAGCTGGCTGGTGCAATCCACTCCAGCGACATCCTGATTAACTTCACTCGCTAAGGAGCAGATCAATGATCATCGATTCTTCTGAATGCGTGTTGAGCCTGAATGGTGTTCAGCTGTCCGACTGGGCAGACGGTGCCGATGCCATTGACGTGCAATGGGTGGACCCAGCTTCCACCTATCTTGCAGGCGCTGATGGCGGTGGTATCCAGATTATGAACCCGTCCAAAGCCATTAAGCTGACTATCAAAGTTAAGCAAAGTGGTCCGGACGCCAAATGGCTTAACGACCAATACAACCTGCAGCGTAACAACATTCGTGGATTCGTCCCGTTTGTGCTGCAAGCTAAAGACCTGCTAAACCAGGATTTAGCATGGGGTAAGAAAGGTTACTTTACCGACGGTTCCCCGTGGACTCGTGGTAACGGCCATAACCCGACTACCTTCTCTATTGTGTTCCACCAAGGTGGCATGCAGTTGACTGAAGGCTTTGACCAGTAACAATAAAGGAAAGCACAAATGACTGAGCCCAAATCATTTGACATCGACGACGTAACGTACAACATGACACTCGCAAACGCGCTGCAAGCCTGGACAGTCCTGAAAAAAGCAGGTAAGCTGTTCAAAGGCATTGGCAACGCTGACATTGTGGGTAAAGACGGCAAAGTGGACGGTAAGAAAGCAATGCTGGTCCTGTTGGACGCTGTTCTGGAGAACGCAGGTTCTGACGAGATGACAGCTATTGAGGAATTAATCTTCCGCAATACTGTTGTTGTAGTTGATGGCAAACCGCGTAAGCTGTCTGACTGTAAAGACCAACACTTCAACGCATATCGTAGCCACATCTTCGGTGTGCTTAAGGAGGGATTGGTATATCAGTTCGCGGATTTTTTCAAAGGGAATGGCCTGTCAGGTCTAGCGGGTCTAGCCACGCCCTTGACGAAATAAAACGCAAGCAACAGTCAGGGACGCAAGAAACTGACTGGTTCATTTGGCTTCCTATTCTCAAGGGTCATGTGACCCTTGCAGAATTAAAGTCGTCTTACAGCTTGTGTGATTTGTGCGACCTGCATATTGCTATTCTGGACTATGCCGAGTTAGAGGAAATCCATGGCGACCATAATCGATAGCTTTCTGGTAACGCTTGAGAGTAAAGCCGATAGCGCAGGCTTTGACCTCTTCGACCAGCTGTCCAGCCGTTTTGTGATTACCCTCGGCGATGTAATCAATCTTGCTGAGCGTGCCGCTGGTGCGCTCGGTAGGATGTTTGCGCCTGCGTTAGAGGCTGACGTACTCGCCGCCAAGATTAAAGGCTTCGGCTACGACGTCGAATCGACGTGGAAAACGCTGATGGATATGTCTTTGCAAATGGGTACACCATTTCAAGAGGCACTCGACGGCTTTACTAAACTTAAAGCGTATGGCGTTGACCCGTTAAACGGTTCGCTACAAATGCTCAAAACAATCACTGCTGCAACAGGCGGTGATTTGGCGCGTACCATTGTTGCGTACGGCCAGGCGACTGCGATGGGTTCATTGCAGGGCCAGGAAAAGAACCAATTCATTAACGCCGGTGTTGACATCTGGGGCGCATTGTCCCGTTACACTGGTAAGAAGCTTGGCGAGCTTCAGGATATGATGCGGCAGAAGCAAATCACTGCCGACATACTGACTAGCGCGCTCAAACAAGAAGCCGAACGTTTAAAACCAATTGCCCACGAAGTGTCGCAGACACTCAAAGCGCAGTTAACTAACCTGAGTACAATTTGGTATGCTGCTCGCTCTAAGATTACCCAGACCCGAGTATGGGACGAGGTAACCAAAGGCGCGATAAATATGGTTAAGTCACTTACCGCAGTGCTTAACGATACCACACTTACTGCAGCATTTAAAAAGTTTGATGAAATTGTATTCAATACAATTGAAAATATAAAACGACTTATCTACGTTATCGGGGATAACTTCCCGTTAATGGTTGCAATAACTTCGTACGCACTATTGGCACTTATTCCCGTGCTGACTAAGGTCGGCAATGCCTTTGTGGGTTTAGCTGCCAAAATACTTATGAACCCGCTTACGTGGATTGTACTCGCTATCGGCGCAGTTATTGCTGTACTCGCTGACCTCGATGATGCTCTGGCAGGACGTGAGACAGTTGTTAAGTGGTCAAAAGACGTTGTTGCTGCATGGGGAATTGTCAAGCAGTATATCGTAGTTATTGCAGACTTTATTCTGTCAATATTTGACGGCCGCTTATGGAACCGGCTCGGTAACTGGTGGCAAGGTTTCCTCGGCGAAGTTAAGCAAGGCATAGAGCAAATAAAGCTGTGGTTGTCTGAAGCACTTTACCAGCTGCCTGGCGGTAAGTTCCTGATGGCGTTGTTTGGTAAGCTCGATTCTACGCTTGGCTTTGCTGGCAACAAACTTGTGACAGGTGCTGAGGCCACTGTTAATGCTGTGTCGCCTACAACTGAGCAGGGCGGAAGCTTCTGGAGTAAGGCACTCAACTGGTCAATGCGTAACTTCAACCCTATCACAGGGGAGATGACAGCTGGGGGTCAGGCTATGCAGTCGGCGATAAATACTGCTAAGCAAAACCAGCAGCAGAACGCGACTGTTATCCACCAGGATAATAGCGTTAAAGTTGACGCTACTATTACCGGTGTACAGAACCCACAAGAAGTAGGTCGTGAGGTCAATGACCAGGTCAAACAGGCGCAGAAAGAGAATGCTACTGTAAGGGCTAACAACAAAACGGCGGTAACACAATGAGTGACATCTTTGCTGGAATTACTGATGCTGCCAACGACTTGTACCAAGAAGCCCGCGACAGACTCATGGGCGACGGTACGACCACCTTACGCTTCCGCAACTGCGGAGGCATTAAGATGGATGCTGTCACCAATGAGGAACATCAGTCTGACCTTGACATCGCTGACAATGAACTTGAGTCCGGGGCTAAGGCTTCGGACCATGCTGCAGTACAACCAAAAGTTATTACTGTAACTGGCGTGGTAGTTGGTTATATCGACGAGTCAATTCAAGAGTCAACAATTAAGGATGTAACCGGTCTACGGTCTATGGATTTCTTGGATGATATTCAGCTTCCACAGGTAGTGTCTACTGCGCTTGAAGGAACAAGGGACTTTGCTGTTAACAAGCTAGCATCCTTTATAGACTGGGGCGGTTTAGACGCTACCATTTCACGCTCTTTAGTTCCATGGCTTCCTGACTTTAGTATAGCTGAACAGCTTAAGTCTTCGGACAATATGAGGATTGAACAGGTATACCGTACCTTGCTGGATTTACAGAAAAACGTTATCTACTGTGACGTTGACACTGGTATCTTCAAGTATACGAATATGCTTTTGAAGTCTGTTCGTGTTGTACAGGAGAAAGACGGTTCAGCTACGTTTACCCTTACGTTCCGTGAAGTCATCGAAGTGCCGATTGTAGTTACAAACGCTGTAGCCGCTAAGTCGACAGGTCGCCCTGCTAATAACGGCACTAAGAAAAGCGGACGTGCACAAGGTCAGGGTGATGCCACCAGTAAGAAGGACATAAACACAACTACACCGATTAGCGAGAAACGTGTAAACGATAACCGCGGTTTTGGTGTAACACTCGGTGACATGTTTGGCTTTAACTTACGAGGCATATTCTGATGATATTTACCACAACTGCTTTCCTTGACATTATAGGTAATGATGGTTCTGGTATTTACGACTTGGAACCTACCTCCGAAGGTAAGCAATCAATATCAATTTCTATCGCTGGATATACGTATAACATTGAGTTGTACTATAACACGGTAGGTCAGCTCTGGCAGGCTACAGTGACTGACATATCAAGTAATGCTGTACTTTGTTCCAGTTATGCTTTACAATATGGGCGTATTGCTTTTGGTAACTGGGACACGCGTATAGCGTTGCTGGTAAGTGACAAATCCTCCAGCCGCATCGGTCCTATGACTACAGATGACATGGGAGGACGTTGCAGTGTCTACATCGTCGACAAAACAGCCTACCCGTCAGTTTGGCCGCGCGTTAAAGCTTGAGGTCAGCAACGGTAAAGATGAAGGCATAATCATCTCAAATCTTCGTGTTACCTTTGACATTCAAAAGGGTAACACGAAGCATCCAAATAAAGCGACAATCACAGTGTTCAACTTGACTGAATCCAACCGTTATAAGTTGGCGTCGGGTACCTGGGATTACGTCCGTCTATCTGTGGGTTACGGTCTTGACAACATAGTTTATCGCTTGATATTCGAAGGCGATATTACTCGCGCTAATGACCAACGAAACGGCCTTGATATTCAGACTGTTCTCGAATGTGGCGATGCCCGTAAGTCTTACAACGATGGCTTTGTTAATACGACGCTGGCCGCTGGCTCTACGTATGACAGTGTTGTTGACGTTTGCCTGGCTAGTATGCCAAGCGTTGAAGAAGGGTACGTCTGCCTTGATAACAACAAACCTGCTTTCCTACGGGCACGTGCTCTGTTCGGACAAACGCACAGCATACTCGACCAGGTTGCTGCTGCCAACAAGGCTACCTGGTCTATACAAGACAATAAACTTAATATCATTCCTAATGACTCTGTTACTGACTATGACGTTGTTGTGCTGTCAGAATCGTCTGGCATGATTGGTGCTCCTCGCGGCACAGACAAAGGTCTTGAGGTTACTTGCAACCTGAATCCTACTCTGGCCATTGGTGGTCTTGTACAAGTAAATTCTATGTTTACACAGTACAACGGACAGTATAAAATCGACACTATAAGATTTCGGGGTGACAATAAACCGAAAGGACCGTGGCGTGCTGACTTGACGGTTCTTGGCGGACAGTTCGCGAAGAAAGTTCGTCGACTCAAGAAGCCACGCAAACTGTCGAAGATTGAGTACGACTATGTTACTGAACCCGGTGTTGACCATACAGTAGGCGGAGGTAGCTGATGTCAGCTATTGATTATAATACAGCAACACTTGACGAGGCCATTGAAGCTGCACTGTTTGCCGCAATGATTGGTAAGCGCCACTGTTTACCTGGTCGTATAGTGTCGTTTAACAGTGACCTACAGACTGTTGTTGTTGAACCTATGGTTAGCGCCGAAAACGAAGATGGTTCAATGAGACCACTACCACCAGCAGCTGATGTTCCTTTATTCCAGCTAGGCGGTGGTGATTTTGTTATAACGCTTGAACCAAAGAAAGGCGACCCGTGCTTACTTCTTGTTGCTGACAGATGTATTGACGTATGGTATGAGCTGGCTGAAAACGCTATACCAGGTGACTTCCGACAGAATGACCTGTCAGACTGCTTCTGTCTTGTGGGCTTCAGACCTAAGCCTCTGAAGATAACAAACTGGATGGAAGGTGTAACTATCCGTAAGGTTGATGGTAGCCACTATATCAATATTAATAATGCTGGCAAAGTATCGATAAAGGCCACAGCAGTAGACTTGCTTGATACACCAACACTTAATGCACCAAACACAGAAGCCAAGTTTAAAGAAGTTAATATTGGCGGCGTTAAGATGTCCAAACACAGACACCAAGAAAACGGTGATGGTGGTGGTATTACTAATGGCCCGCAAAACTAGGTAACCCACAATGCGAACTAGACGACTCGATTCAAACTGGGACTGGAATTTTGGGCGTGGCCGACTTGACTACGCCGATACGTCTGAGTCCATTGAACAACGCATCGTGCAGATACTCCGCTGTTATACTATGGACTGGGTACATGACCTGGACTATGGCATTGACTGGTTCGGACTAATGGAGAAGCCTGTTAGATGGGCTGACCTGGAAGCTGCAATCAAGACAGCAATACTTGCGGAGTATGGAGTTAGTTCTATCGAGAGCTTTACCCTAAGCTTCGACCCTGACTCACGTCACGCTGTTTATTCGGTTGAGGTTAATGATATTTATCACAACACAACCTCTATTAACAGAAGTATTAATTTAACCGGAGAAAACTGATGGGCTCTGTAACTAGCACAGGCTATGTTCCCGTCAAGCTCGACGACTGGATCAGCAGATTCGAAACGCTCTTCCGTCGTGTGTACGGCGCGGATATTGATTTGTCAGCTAAGTCTGCTGACGGACAAATGGTTGGTATTCTGGCACAGATGTTTGCAGACCAGGACGAGCAAGTTGCAATTCTGTTTTCTATGCTTGACCCTAACCAGGCATCTGGTGTATACGTCGACCAGTTTCTTGCCTACGTAGCGCTTCAGCGTAAAGGCGAGATGTCAACGCTGTTGACTAAGGTTAAGATTGAAGGCGACCGTAACACTATTATACGTACGCCTTACTATGTAACTGACAGCTCGAACAATGTATACCAGCTTAACTCCACTGTTGCGCTGGATGATAACGGTGTAGTAGAAACAAGCTTCAGCTCTGTTAAGACTGGCCGCTTTGTCGTACTTGCAAACGATGAACTTAAGCCACAGACTATTGTTTCTGGTGTACGTAAAGTTACCAACATGCAAGTGTCGTCTGGCGGTGCATCCACTGAGCTCGACTCTGAGGCAATAGACCGGGCATATGCTTCTTACGGCAAACCTGGCACGAACAGCATCGATGGTATTGTTGCTGAGATTCGTCAGATGACTGATGTTATCGCATGTAACGGTTACGAGAACGAAGAAGATACTCGGGACCCGTTAACCGGCTTACCTCCTCACAGTATGCAGATTGTTGTGGATGGTGGTTCGCCTGCTGCTATTGCTGACTGTATCTTCCGTCGTAAGACTAATGGCTGTAAGCAGATTGGCACTGTGTCTTATCAGATTACGGATAAGTCAGGTACACAGCGCACAATGAAATGGAGTCAGCCTACTTATGTTGAGGCTTATGCTTCACTCGTTGTAGCCCGTAAGGAACTGTTTACCGACGTTTCCGAGGAACTTATTAAGAATGCTATTCTGTCCAAGGTATACAATATCGGTGAAGAGGTATCAACCTACGAGCTAGGTCAGCTAATTCAAGAAGCGAATGGCGTAAGCCCTAACTTCTACATCAAGACTTTCTTTGTGGGTAAATCAGCTAATCCGTCGACAGATACGATTCTGCGTATCACTGCTCTTAAGCGTGCAATATTCGCTGCAGACCGTATCACTATTGCAGTGGTGAATGCTGATGGCTGAATATCATAAACTACTTATTCAACAGTACGCTGATAAGCCAAAAGCTGTTGCAACTATTAAGGGCTTCGATGATGCAATTCAAGGTATCTGGGACGGCGCCCAACAAGTTGTTGATAGCCTTAATATCGATAAAGCTTTTGGTAAAGGTCTTGATAATGTTGCAGCCCGCGTTGGTGCATCTCGTGTTCTTAAAAAAGGCGTAGACCGTAAGTTCTTCGGCTTTACCAACAAAGTACCAGACGTGCTTGGTTTCGGTGGTTCGTCTGGTAATAAAGGTGGCCCGTTCTATCGCTACGGTGCATCAGTATGGGACCCGGTAATTCTTGATGACATTGACCTGCGTACTTACATCAAGATGAAAATCTGGAAGAACATGCAAGACGGTACTATGCCGTATTTAATTGACTTCCTGATTGAATTCTTCGGAATGAATAACTTCGTTATAACTGACAACGAAGATATGACAATGACTCTGGAGATATACAGTACTCTGACTCCGCTTAAACAAGTGTTGATTCAGAACTACGATATTCTTCCGCGCCCCACAGGGGTGAAGATTGAACTTAATACGAGCGTTGACGTTACAGATAGCCTGTACCGTTATGCTACTGTAAACTTACCAGCACAGGTGAATGTATATGGCTGATGTACAAACAAGACCCGATAACGACATCTTCGCCAGCTCAGCAGGTACTGGTGAACTGCTGCCGTTCGGTGACCTTGCTCGAGGCTGGGGTGCAACCCTTGGATACTCGGAAGGTATTCCTCCGATGGAGTGGTTTAACTTTATCGGTAACCGTACTGACAAAGGTATCCACTATATCCTACAGCAGGGTGTTGATGTATGGGTAGAAACTGAGACCTACCCGGTTGGCGCACTGGTTAAAGTTAACGCTGACAATATGCTGTACCGTTGTCTGGTGCAAAATATTAACATGGTACCGTCTGCTAACCCTACGCAGTGGCGTCCTGTACTTGACCTGACTGCTGCATCTGCTGCAGCACGTCAGATCGGTAAAGCCTCTGGTAACGTAATCCAGGTCGGTGCATTTGGGCTAGGTGGCAACGCTGAGGTAGTTACTAACGCTAACAGCATTGTAAACGACGGTATCTACCAGCTTCCAGCGTCAGGTACGGGCGGACCTACTAACGGCGTTGAGACTGAGATTCTGCATATCAACTGGGATGAGAAAAACGCTTCACAGTGGGGACGCACCAAGGGTAAGCGCGTAATAGCCATGCGTGAGAAGGTTAACAATACCTGGGGCGAATGGTCATACTCTTACGGGCCTGATAATAAACCTACGGCATCTGAGCTGGGCATTAACCAGGACTTCATCCCTATGGATGGTTCTGACTCAATCCGCGGCAACTTAGGTACTGTAGGCTGGTTACATATTGCACGTACTACTTCCGACTTGCTACGTGCTGCTAACTCCGCCGGTGTAGGTACTGTTGAGTATTCTGGTAACATCGCAGGCGGTACTGCTGTTCAGGAGCTGCTGACTTCAGTTTCTGTCGCGGCTAACAGTAATGTTGTCACTGCTGCTCGCTGGGGATCTGTGCCTATGTCGCACATCCAGCACATCCTTGTGGCTGGTGGTGCTACACAGATTAACATGGCAGTATGTCGCCCTGGTGGTATTGCCGACCGCCGTACAGTAGCTTTGCAGGTGGATGGTCTTAATAGCCGAGTAACTACCACAAATAGCTTTATTTTATGCGAGAATGGTGTTAGAGTATATTCACCTAACAACCCGCAGCCTATCGATACTTCAGCCGGTAACGTTCGGGGTATTCGACTCGGCGCTCGTATTGCTGCTGGTGTATCCGAGTCAACGTTCTACCCTGGGCATGTAATGACTGGCTGGCGCTTCGGCAATAAGAAAGAGCTGCGCGGTGGTTCATACTGGTCAGCGCCGTTACAGTATTACATCAACGGCACTTGGATTAACGTAAGCAACGTATCGTAAAGGTTTATTATGACTAAGCATAAAGTGTTCCGTAATTTTACCATGTACCATCCTGAGGTAACAGAAGAGAACGAGAACATTGTAAATGCTGGTGCAATCTTCCTCAAGGATGAGGAAGGTCGCGACTGGTACGATCTCGCAAAAGAGCTCACTAACGAATATAATGGTGCAACGTTCTTGCAGGTAGATAAGAACGGTGTGGTTGTAGCTGCACATACCGATCCAACTATGTTCCATCCTGTGGGTTGCGATATGGTTGTGACGTACGACCCGCCTTTCAACATCTTCGAAACTGTTGGCGAATGGCTGTTTGACGGTAAAGAGTTTACGCTTAACGCACCAATGATGAAGGAGATTGCTCGTGAGCGTAAAGAACAAGCTCTGTCCATCGCTTCGACCAAGGTCAGTGTTTTACGCGACACAGTTGATAGTGGCAATGCTACCGATGAAGAAAAAGAGCTATTTGCTAAATGGCGTGATTACAGGATTGCTGTCAATCGTCTTGACATTAACCTTGGTTCCGCTATGGTTGTTCCACCTATGCCGGAGTAAACCATGCAACTGTCATTTTTCAACTTTACAGAATACAACCCACAAAGGACAGCGGAGACACTTCCGCTGATTAAGCAAGGCGTTGTATTCATCAAGGATAACAATGGTAATGACTGGCGCAAGCTGGCTAAAGAGCTGGCTAAGAATAAAGAGCTGGTTCATTACATTGTTGTGGACAAGTACAATGCTGTTGCCGCGTATGCTAACGATCCTACGCTACTGTTTCCTGTTAATTGCGATTTGCATATTGTTGAGTCTGTCCCTGTTGCTAAGTTTGCGGATTGCTATTACGAATGGTCGTACGTTAATGGCAAGTTTGTTAAGCACTCTGAACTGCAGAAGGTGATTGCAGAAGAACGCCTGCAGGAAGAACAGGCTTGGGTTGAAGGACAACTCGACACTGAAGAAGATGAGGAACGTATTATCGCTCTCCATAAATTCCGTGCCGATTTGTTGCTGCTTGTTATGTCAGATGCGCCGCATATCGACTGGCCTATACGACCGTAACTAATTGCTACCAGCAAGCTTGTGCAGTTGCTGGTAGTGTTTCTTTTACGCTTGAGTCGTGCTATAATCCACTCTGGGTATACAATAAACCGGAGATATGGGATGTTTGACTACAACGACAAGTCTTCCCTTATTGGTCAGTTTGTGGCTTGGGTAACAATAACAGTAAGTACTTTATCACTAAGTGATTGGGGTACTCTTATCGGTATACTCAGTTCCTTGGTGATGCTGATTGTTGTTACGTATAACCAAACACGGCGAACCAAAATTATGTCGGATTATTACAATCGTAAGAAGCCGATAGAGGATGAAGTCGCATCGAAAGAAGAGGTGTTGCGTGAGTCTGAAATCAGCAGCGACTAAAGGAGGTTGCAGCGTGCTGGCTATCATCGGGCTTGTATTGTCGATGACGAGTACACATGTCCGTACTAATAAAGAAGGTCTTGAAATAATCGGTAATGCAGAAGGTTGTATGCGCAACCCGTATGTATGTCCTACTGGTTACTTAACAGTTGGCATTGGTAGCCGCATCTACAGCGATGAGCCCGCTGTACGGCGCGAAGGCCTGACAGACCAGGAGATTGCTGACCGCTGGGTCAAGAATATTCAAGAGGCCGAAAAGTGTGTTAACGACTGGTTTCACGGTAAAGACATGAACACCAACCAGTTCAGCGCCATGACCTCTATGGTATTTAACCATGGTTGCACTAGACTCCGTAAGAACAAGGATGGTTCACCTACCAAAATATATACTGCTGCTCGTAAACAAAACTGGACTGAAATGTGTAACCGCATAACGGACTGGGATATGGGTGGTAAGTACAGGGGCTTGACAATACGTAAGCAAAAGGAAAAAGCGCTATGTCTAAAACCGGTGCAATAATTGCAGTTATTCTCGGCCTCGCCATTGTGTTCCTGTCTTTGTGGGTACGTGAGCTGAAAGGCGATATTACCGACCGCGACGGTATAATCAAACAGCTTAACAAGACTAATGGCGAGTTGTCTGCTGCTAATCAAACGCTGATTAATTCTGTAAAGGATGAACGTGAGGCCTCAGCCAAACGCGCCAGTAAGATAGCTGAACTTGAACAACAACTGCGTGATAAGAAGGGTAAATATGACGAAGCGACAAAATATGATTCGTGCGCTAATACCGTTGCTCCTTCTGCCGTTCTTGAACTCATGCGCTGATAAGCCTGAAGTTGTTTATGTTGATAGGGTAGTCAAGGTTTATCCGCCTGGTGCGTACCTGGTTAAATGCCATAAGCCTGAATTAACAGGTAATACCTGGAAGGCAATAGGTCAGTTAGCTATTGAACGTGGAACAGCTCTTGATGATTGTGCAGACAAGATGGACAGCATAATTAACTGGAGTAACAAAGGGGCCGAGTGATGGCCCCTTTATCTATTAGCGTTTTCCTTTCAGCTCGTTATACTGCGCACATGCAGCACACAGCACTGTACCGGGTAAAAGCTGACGTCGTTTTTCTTCAATGTCTTCCCCACACTGGTAGCACGTCAGCGGGCTTACTCCGGTGTATCTTACTCGGTTCGATAGTGCTGCGTCCCGGGCAACTTGTTCAGCTTCAGAAGCCATATCAGTAATGTCCGATGTGCGCATAGACTCAATCATTATTTTCCCTCTTCTTCACAATACAGGGTTTCTAGTTCATCGCATAGCTGTTGCGTCCAGTAATCATCCTCGCCACGTATCTGGAAGCACAGCACAGGAATATCCTGTCGTAAAATATCGCTCTTGTAAATCTTTTTGGCAACAGCTTCTGGTTCTTCCTGGAATATCTTCATAAACCAGTCCAGGCCTGACGTGCAGCCTGAGGCGTCTAGTATCTCCTTCGCCCTTAACTTAAGCGTTTCATCTACCTTATACTCTAAACCTATATTAGACATATCATAGACCTTTAATTAGTGCGCCTCTGCCCAGTTACTTTCTATCTTAGCATCAGTAAGAACAGGTACACGAAGCGGTAGCACAGTTTCCATGACCCGTACGAAATCGTAGAATCCATCTTCTGCTTGCTTACCAGTTGGTAGAGAGAAGTTAAGCTCATCGTGTACCGTCAGGCGAGGCACGCCAATCACGTCGAAGTAACCGTCTTCATACCCTTTCAGCATTGCAGACTTCATCTGGTCTGCTGACGACCCTTGCAGCACTCGGTTGATTGCTTTGTGGGTGTCTGCCAGTTTAATGTTTGGGCCATACTCCTGACGTGCTTCTTCAAATGGCAAAGGCGTCTTCCCGAATCCACCACGTTTTGGGACCCATTTGTTGAACCACGTTTTCCGGCCCATAAAGGTTTCTACATACCCCTGGCTATAACATAAATCTTCATAATGCTTCATGGTAGCACCAATGAATGGTGCACCCTGATGGTACGCCTTCAGAACAGGTTCTGCTTCTTCAGGTGTCATTGCTAACTTACGGGCAAGAGCATTAAGCATCATGCCGTACAACAAACCAAAGTTGATGGTCTTAGCCGGTTTACGCTCTATAACGTGACCTGAGGCTTCCTTGATAATATCGACCATAACATTGTGGTAATCTGCTTCCGGGTTAGCCGCGAAAATTGCTCGTAACTCATCAGCGCCCGGGCCGACTGCAAAATGCGCCATGAATCTATATTCAATTTGGGCGTAGTCTGCGGATCCCCATCGGTGTCCGACATCCGGTACGAAACAAGCACGAAGGAGTGGTCCCAGTATTTTGTGTCTAGACGGTATATTCTGCAGATTAGGGTCAGATGAGCTAAACCGACCACTAACGGTTCCACCGTCATCACCGCGCATTTGATGGAATTGACCGTGAAGGAAGCCATTTGTATTCATCCCCAATATATAGCCACGAATAAACGTGGACTGGATTTTTTCATAAGACTTAATCTCAGACACCAGTTCCGCAAACGGATGGTGCAAGCCTGCTAAGAAATCCGCTGTAAACGACGGATTACCCGCCGCTGTTTTGAAGTACTCCAGACCTAAATGGTCAAATGCAAGTGCTAAATCAGGACCGGAGTTAACGTTAATGTTAAAGCCAATCTGGTCTTTAATCTGCTGGTGCATTTTCCTTATTTCAGCGCTAAGCGTATCATCCGCCTCTTTGGCTTTGTCAAGGTCAACACGCACACCTGCAAAACGCATCTTAAGCATTAATGGAATGAGCTTGCACTCCATATAGAATACGTCTGTTAAACACCAGCGACTTAACAAAGGCCACTGGGCTTTGATAATGTGTATTGGTAAGTCGGCGTCAGATTCAGCGTAGTAACCCACAAGACGAGGAGGTGTTTTGTAGATGTACTTTCTGGCTTCACCTGTTGGCTTACAACCATAAGCATCTGAAATCCATTGGTACATCTCAGCTGAGTCTTTACCTTCGCCTACATACTTTCGTCCAAGTCCTTCAAGTGCAACACGCGCGCCTGGGTCGAGTAATGCTTCCGCGAATTGTACATCCATGCACAATCCTTTGACTTCCACGCCTTCTGCTGCAAGCCAGCCCAAGTCATATGTGATGTTAGCACCGACTTTAACTTGGTTAGGTCGCGAGAGTTCGAGCCGAAGCCAACCAAGTACTTCCTCAGCTGGAAGGTTATCCTCTTCGCCGAGCTCGTGTCTGATTGGGTAGTAAGCCTTGAAGCCATTGTCCGTAGCGATACTAACTCCAACGATATGACCTTCCCTCCTGGCCCAACCACTACCATTTGCATCCATCCCTGGGTCATATGTTTCACAGTCAAGACCGATAATCTTCGCAGAAGACAAATCCGGGTAATGCGCGCGCGGCCGCCATCCAGTATCCCTGACGTATGGTATAGGACGGTTGATAGGTTTAACATTCTTTGCACCTTCAAAGCTATCGAATAAAAAGCTCATCAGTCCCCTCTCACATACGCAATTACAACTGTACGAGTTGAGTTTTCCATTTTGAGCGCCTGACTACCAAGCCCTATTCTTTCCATGCCTTTAGCCAGTTTACTCATCTGACTAATAACACAGTTGAACGGTTTACTAAACTTAGTCGACTGGAACTTAATGTCGACGGACATCTTAGGAATAATCTTGTCTGGTAAGTCTGCTTTTGCTGTTGACTCGCCAGTTATCTCCAGAATGGCTTGACCTTCGTCATACCCAGTAAGCTGGTCCATAACTTCCAGGAATTCAGGAGTGATGGCCTGCATATCCATTTCCATATTGAAGAACTTCGATACGTCTGGCCATTTGGCTGCGAGTACCGGAGCATCCATCTGTACGCCATCCGCAAAGCCGAAGAACATCTGACCGCGGGCATATCCTACGCTTGTGGGTTCCATCTTCAGCTTAACCAAGGCCTCAAGCATTGGCTTGGCTATGGCACATTCAAATTCAAAATCTACGTTCAACTTCTCGCGTATCATATACTTGCCGTTAGTGGCGTAAGCATAACCATCGCGCAAAAGTAAAGATGTTGCCCATACCTGCGGTGCTTCGTTAGGTACCCATTTGGCCAGGGCAGTTAGCACCGGGAGTAATTCGCCATGCGCTGAATACCAGTTGTTAACTGTAGCAAGCGGCGGTATTGGTTCATTAAGCGCTTGCATTCTTGTTTTAAGTACGCCTGCTGTGACTGTGAGGTTTCCAGCGGCTGTAATGTTAAAAGTAATCTGTTCAGTTCTTGCCGCATTAACGGCCTTACGAAATGATTCAGCATCCACTTGCAGGTCTGGGAATCCTTTACATGGCGCTCGTAGTAATACGTTCTTGTAGTATGAATGGATTGTTTCGTTTGCAATCCATATTTTGCCCATAAGACCGCTATCAGTATACTTGATGGGGCGAGCTTGTTGAACGGCAATCTGTATTTGTTTGGTGTCATAGTTAAACTTGCTCATAGTATAACGGGGCCGAAGCCCCGCTCCATCTTATACGGCCATTTGGAGTTTGATGTTTGGCATTGGTTTGTACTTCTCAACCATTGGCGCAACATCGGCAGGAGTGAAGTCAAATACTGACACGTCATAAATCGCGTTAATGTCAGGACGACCTTCAAAGTTAGTGTCCAGTGTAGTATCAGAATTGCTTACGATACGTTGCAGGAAAATCTTTGCCGCATCGATATGATTCTGATAGATGTGATAGTCACCCAACGTAACAGTCATATCACCTACCCCAGTACCCAGCTCAGCAGCAATGGTAATCTGCAACATCTGATGAAGCAGGATGTCATGTGGCAGACCAAGGATAACGTCCGCACTACGCATATGGAACATCAGCTCTAATTCATTACGGTTGTTAATGAACAGCTGAAAACCATGGTAACAAGGCGGAAGGGCCATAGCATCCATCTCTTGTGGGTTCCATGCCGTAATGTACGCCCGGCGATCGGTAGGTTTAACCTTCAGCGTTTCAATAACATCTTTAAGCTGGTTAGTGAGAACACCATTCTTATAGAAAGGCTTAATCCACTGCACGCCGTACACAGGACCTAGGTCACGGTTGTCTGGCGTACCCCAACGTTTGTTTGCGTCCTGCAGGTTACCTTCCCACCAGTTGCAGCCAAAGCCTTTGAGCGTGTCGACGTTTGAAATGCCGTTGATAAAGCAGTAAAGCTCAGCAGCAACAGCTTTGATGTTAACAGGTTTAAACACCGGCACCATCAGTTTGTTGTCGTTGAAAGCCAGTTTAAACGCCGTACCAAAACAACGGCGGGTACCAACACCTGTACGGTCTACAACATCCTCGCCTTTACGCAAGATAAAAGAAATGATGTCGCTGTAAAGAGAATCGACAGTGCTATATGTTTTCATTAAAACAGTTCCTTTTGAGCCGGGTTAACGTGTGCGTCGATAATGGCCTGGATGTCAGGTGCTTTCCATCCTTCAGGCTTAACAATATCCTGACTAGACTTATGCTTGCTGTTGCTTGCATCAGGCTTAGCGCGTTCTTTCGCCATGTTAGCAGCCTGTACCGCATCCCATGCTGCGTCAAGTGGCCAGTTGTTGTTTGCACACCAGGTAATCAGGTGGATAATTAACTGGGCCAGACGGTCGCAATGAGTGTCTTCAGTATCCTTAACGTATACAATAAGGCCATCAGCATCGAAACGGTCCATAAATCCGCATGGCGTAGTTAACAGAATCGGATACTCAAATTCGTTGGTGAACCATGCAGTCTGGTCATACAGGTATAACGTACCTGCAGCAATGTAAATTAAATCTACAATACCATCTAAGAAGCCAGCTTTGTCGCCGTCTTTCTTAGCTTGTTTAATTTCTTCCATCTCCTCAATAAGACGGTCATAGCGAAGCTTGAACTCTGGCTTACCGCCCTGACTAATGGGCTTGAGGTCAAACTTCTCGTGGAAAGCTGTAACGCCTGCAGCAATTTTACTGAATCGCATTTCTTAACTCCTTACAAACAGTTTCGATAAACTTACGTTTTGTTTCAGTAGACCAGATTATATGTCGGGCCTTCTCTAATATGTCCCAACGGTCTTTACCCACAGGAAAGGGGACAATGAAGAGGCCGGTGCGAGATATACGCTTGATAAACGGGAACTTGCAACGCATGGTTGTTTCAAATTTGATAAAGTTATTTTGCGCTTCGCGTGTAAATTTAACCTTATCAAATTCATGCTCGAGTGTTTGAGCAAGGTTGCATACCTCATGGAAAGAGGATGCAGGCAGGTAGTCTTCACGACCGACAGTGTTTACGTAGTCAATTTGACCTTCAAGACGAAGTATCCAAATTCTATAATAAGCTTCAGCGACACGTTGTAGATTCATTGTATCTCTCCTCTAAAAGATAACTTATTATACCACATCACTCTCTAGTGGTAAAGCACTTTTTATGCTTCGGGTAAAATAAAAAGGACCAGCGTTAACTGGTCCTTTTGGCAGGGTGGCGTAAGGAGATACAAGGAATCGCAGTTATGCAACCAGGCAGCGCATATGAGATTGGCTAAAGGACTGACCGACTTAATCCCCGCGACGAGTCAGAAAGGAGGTACCATCAAGTAGCCAATCACATATGCGTTACTTGCTGTGTGCTCTTACCACATGAAAAGTATATAGCGTTGCACTTATCATACCGATGGAGTGGCAAAAGCACACAGCAAGTACAACCTTAGTTGTGGCGCCTTAGCACCTGAGTTACTGTGGATAACCTGCACCCGACGGGTGTCAAAAAGATACGCCAAAACACCACAACTAAAATTGTGACCGCCGTCTACGCCAGGCGCCTGGGGTCAAGGTAGCGAGCCAATACCCTTTTCAGCGTTGGAGGAATCGAACCTCACACATCACGGCTTTTACCAAATCTCGGTCAGCGAGCAGAATTGAACTGCATTCACTGGACACCCTCACTGTTTCAACACACCAGGCTTAATTGATTGTTGATAAGAAGAGAGATGTAAGGATGTCCATTGAATGCACCTCCGTAGAGGTGCGTTCAGATCAGCGCTATTATTCAGCAACTTCTTCGTTGTCGCCTTCGATCGCGCCAGCCAGTTTAGCAGCTTCAGCTTTAGCAGCTTCTGCTTTCTGGCGAGCTTTTTCAGCTTTCTCTTCAGCTTTGCGAATCTGCTCAGCAGCTTTCGCTTCGGCTTTTTCAGCTTTGATGCGAGCACGCTCTTCAGCTTTACGCTGTTTTTCAGCGGCTTTAGCAGCATCGCGTTCTGCTTTAGCGGTATCAACACGCTTAGCCAGAACTTTACCAGTGGCTTTACGCCAGTAGGTCAGCTGGGAAGAAACAGTACCACGTGACATTTCGGTAGTGGCAACAACTTCGTCCATAACATCAGAGCTGGACTTGCCTTCTTCATGGGCTTTATCAGCCAGGTCCCATACGTAACGTGCGCCAGTACCAGCTGCCGGATACAGTACGCCGTTAACTTCTTCTTTACCAGTTACAAAAGTCAGTTTCTCGCTCATAATTTTTTCCTCGTCTACAGGGCTTAATGTTTGTTCGTTACGTGAGTTAATATACGTCATTTAAAAGAGTGTGTAAACACCTTTTTTAAACTTTTTTCATTAGTGTCTAGAAAGGCACATCATAGTCAAAAAGTTTACATCCGGAAGACAGGACTGCCGGCGGTGGTGTTTTGCCTCCGGATAATAGACAGCCTCCTGCCTGGAAGCTACGGCAGTTCGCACAGCTCATATCCTGCAGGTATATAATAAGCTGCCGGCGAACGTGCCGAGGCAAAGCTTTAGCCTGGGTTGCTACCCGTTCAAATAGTTCTCTGTCATCGAGCGCCATAGCCATTTCCCCAGTCGTAGTTCATGATTTGTGGGTAGGGTCGTTTAATCCATACCTTGATGCGCTTAGGAATAGCCAGCTCGCCCTTACGGCGAATAAACTCATCGCATGTTTCAGGCGGTTCTGTTCCTGCAGCATTACGCCACCAGGCATCTGCCATTTGCTTAGCATTACCATGGGCCTCAATATTTACCCAAGTTGTGTACACTTCCAGGTTTGAATAATACACAACCTTTATACTGTCAGGTCGTCCCTGCTTCTGGAATAAAGAATAGTTTACCAGCGTAACATCCTTATCCACAACACGAAGCTGACCGTTAGTCATTACCTCTTCTTCTGATGAAGTGAAGGCAATAGCAGGTCCGTTAACTGTAAACTCAAATTCATGGCCGCACATCGGATATACACCATTCTCGTCCGGCGTACTTCCTTTAGCCGGATGCTTACACGTACGGGCGGCATAGCCACTTATCTGGTGACAGATAGGGCACTCTTTACCGCCAGGTGTTTTCTCTGACCGTTTCTTTTTCTTCTTACCAAGACGTGGCGGAACAGCCGGGTCATCAATAGGACCAAGGTCAATGGTGTTAGATGTAAAGTCCATGACAAGACAGTCATGCTTACCAGGCGCTGTACGTAATCCTCGGCCAAGTATCTGCACCCACAAAGCAACAGACGTGGACGGGCGCAAGATGCCGAGCATATCAATCTCAGGATAGTCAAAGCCTGTTGTCAATACGTTTACGTTTACACATACCCGTGCTCGTCCGCTTGTAAACTCTTCCAGTGCGGCTTCACGTTCTTTCTTTGTAAGACCGCCATGCACAACTACAGCCTGCCACCCTCGCAGATTAAACTCGTCTGCTATGTTGTGGGCGTGCTCAACACTTGTGGCAAATACAAGAACGTGGTTCCTGTCTTTACCGTAGTGCATCATCTCACGAATAGCCGCGACTGTTATACTATGCTGGTTGGCTACCTTCTCAAGCTCTGACGGGATATAGTCACCCATCCTTTCGCCAACATTACTGGTGTCAATCTTGGTTAACACTTTCTTGTTGACCAGGCGTGACAGGAAGCCTTCATTTACCAGTCTGGTAAATGCGTCAGGTGTTGTAAGGTCATAGCAGATGTCGGTAAATATACCGCAGTCAAGTAAATGACCCCCTGCCAGGCGATACGGAGTTGCTGTAAGTCCTGTTACTTTTACCTTAGGATTAAGCTCTTTGAAGTGAGCAATAACCTTACGGTATGTTGTTTCAGACTTCTCAGGAACAAGATGGGCTTCGTCAACGAATATAAGATTGAACTTACCTGCTTCTTCCAGGTTCTTAATGATTGACTGTACTGACGCTACAACGATACGACCTGAAAAGTCTTTGTGTCCTGCGCCTGAAGAGTAGATAGATACTGGGGCTTGTGGCCAGTGACGTACAATCGCTTTGGCGTCTTGTTCTACCAGCTCCTTGACGTGTGTCAATATAAGAATGCGCTGACGGGGATAGCTGGTAAGAATATCCTTCATCAACATACCAAGCACAGGTGATTTACCTGAACCTGTCGGCATGACAATAAGTGGATTACCACTATAAGAATTGAAGTACGACCACCAAGCTGTGACCGCTTCTTGTTGATACCAGCGAGCTTCAAAAGCCATTTATCATCTCCTCATTAACTTTATATATTATACCACTTCCTTGTGGTAAAGTATACTTTTATTTTAAGGAAAGTTTAACGGGCTTCTCATCCTGCGGGAAGACATCAGCAGGGCGATAATCATCACAAGCTGCTAATTGCTCTTCGAGTGTTTCGAGCTCTTTCTGGTGCTTGTTACAATACCACACTTTGCCCTGAAGCGGTTTACTATAGTGGCAGGTTCTGCAGTTCCTGTCTGGCATTGCTCCTTTGTGGCACAAGTGGTGGTACTCGCACATTCCTGGCTTGCACTCCCACCAGATAGGCGATTCAGAAATCTTCGGCATATCCAAACCAGATTCCGCATATACGACAGCCTCTGCTTTACTTAGTTGTATGTCGCTTTCCAGTAAGTCAATCTCGACCACTTCAAAATACATCTCATCGGTGTTCTTGTTAATTGCAATATACACAGCTTGATTCAGCTTAAGCTTCCGCATGTATACCTGCATTTGAGCGTAGTGTACCGGCTTACTGGCTTTAACAGACTTGAGCTTGATTAGCTCTTTAAACGACTTATCACCATGCGTTTTGAATTCAGCAAGTGCCCATACGCCTTTGTATTTGATTACACAGTCACAAGACCCAGAGAAGATGTCATTGAAATCGTGTATGCGCCACTGCTTACCTGTTTTAGGGTTGACGTCCAGAACTTCATCACATACGGAACGAAGCCACTTCACAATTCTGCTTTCTTCAAGGTTACCACGTTCAAACAGACGAAGTTGCTTAGCGGTAAACTTCTCCTTGTACGACCAGTGCAGAACGTGCCAAAGATAGCGATAGCAGTTGTGTCCTATCTGCGATGCTCCAAGATGCCCGCGTCGTTCTTCTCTTTCGTGGGCTTCGACTATCTTGACATCAATACGTTTCTGCAGGTCGTCAAACGGACTGGGCATTATTAAACTCCTCAATGCTGAATTCGTCGTATACAATATTATGTGCCCACAAGTGGGAGACGGCATTTGCCATGCTCTCTTTCCATTTGGACTGTGAAGCTGTATGTGCCAATGCAACTACACGTACCAGGTTAAGGTTGGCTATCAGCATGTCAGCACAATGTTCACACGGCGGGTAGGTTATGTAGATGGTAACCGGGCCTAAAGAAGGAGTGTCTAACTCACTCCTTATATTAGCTAAGGTGTTTATCTCGCTATGAATAGTTAGAGCGTTCTTGAGGCTATTAGGCACTATTCTTATAGAGTCTAGCTGCGTAGGTAAGCCGTTATATCCAGTGGAAATAATACGCTTGTTCTGGTCCACAAGAACGCTACCGACTTGACGTTTCGGGTCCTTAGACCAGCTTGCAACTTCACAAGCTATGCGCATAAACCGCTTGTCCCACTTGTCCATCTTCTTCTTTTGCATGGTAGTCTCCGTATACGAAAATAGGGGCCGAAGCCCCTATTGAATATCTACTCGGCAGGGATTACTCTTCCCAAGGAGCTGCTTCACCGTCATCAGCACCAGGTGCCGTTGCAGTAGCATTCGCCTTCGTTGAAGTACCCGCACCTGCACCTACTTTCTTCGTCGTCGATGCAGTTGCTTGAGACTGACCGCCTACTGCAGTAGTTGCTTCAGTTGACGCTTTGTATTCGCGAATATCGTTCTGCGGGTCGTACTCACCGGTCTTGTCAACGCGAATACCTACTTTGCCAGCTACGATACGGTTTTCCAGCAGGCCAGTAGAAGTCAGTTCAACAATACCCAGAGCACGGCACAATGCAGACAGTTTGCGATGACCGATTTCAACAGCTTGTGCGTTAGGGTTGGAGTAAGTAATCATGTCAAACACAACACGGTTAGCGAACTCACCTTCCTGCACTTTCAGACGCAGGGACAGATAAGAACCGGTACCTGCTTTAGTCGGCTTCAGCTCAACCTCTTCAATCATGAAGTTGTACCAGCCTTTCGGGATCGGGGCAAAAGACTGTTGCGGTTCGACGGTAGAGCTGTTGAAGTTTAATTCAGCCATTGTTTGGTATCCTGTTTAAGTTTAGTTTAATTTCGTTTAACGCTTTACCGGCAGCGTTCGGCCGTGATGCTTATTATACGCCACTTTTTATCATGGCGTAAACACTTTTATTCGCCGGATTCTTTTTCAGCTTGAGCAGCTTTCTTCGCCATCCAGGCTTGGTGCTTCTCTTTCGATTCGTCTGAACCGATTTTAGTGAGTTGCACATTCGGGTCGTCGTTCTGCATTTGTTCTGCAGCTCGACCCGTCAGAAGCAGGTAGCTGTCTGACTCCGGATGATAATACCACAGCTGGTAAGGATGATAGCCTTGTAGCTTATCATAAATCCAGCCAAGATCTGCAGGTTCACGTGCATCCAGTTCACGGCCTGGTGCGTTACGGCACTTAGCTTCCCATTGATAGTCAGGTTGTGTCTGAATATAACGTTCGCTGTTACCATTGGCGTCTGGTGCAGTCATACGTAAAGCAAGCACCGCATCCATAAGATACGGCAACTGTTTAGGTAGCTGCTGACCTGGCATAAGAGGTGAGTACAACATTGCACCGGTAACCTCGTCCTTGTTCTTCTCAAGCTTGCACAAGTATGCAACGCTGAAAGGCAAGTCACGGAACTGGCGCATGATATACATCATCTTGTCGTTGGTGTTACCATACGCCTGTCGTTTGTCGTTAACCTGCGACTTCTCGTAGTCCAGACAAACTTCAGCTACATCTGACAACGAGTCGAAAATCAGATGCTCATACTTCTGCGCATCCTTACTTTCTGTAAGCCATTTGTACAACGCCAGAATGTCGTTGAACGTATTGATTGGCGTAGAGTCAATGTCAGCGTCTGCAATTGACATCAAACCGCCTTCGGCGTTAATGACAAGAACCTTGTCGTGAGGCAAGGTCTTAGCCAGGGTGGTTTTACCAACACCTGACGCGCCGTAAATAGCGACCTTAGGTCGCTTATTTTCTACGGCTTGTTTAGTAGATACAATCTGAACCATTAATGATAGTCCTCGTAAAGTGATTCTTCATCGCAATACATACGATAAAGAGCTTCTTCGGCTTCTTCCAGAGTGTCGAACTCCTCGCCACAGACGGAGTACGTTGTGGGTTCATCAAATGACTCGACGATGTGCCAGTCATGATGAACGCCATATGTCCATAAATCGCAGTTATCTTTTGCGACAAGCTTACGTGTTGAACGAAATTGCTCGATAGTTTGGATGCTCATATTCTCTCTCCTCATGTGTATGAGGATATTATACACCACTTACATGTGATATGTACACTACTATTTTACACGAACAGCTTGACACGATAAACGCGACAAACCGAGATTAGCTATAACGCCATCAAGCAATACGCCTGCATGCTCTTCATTGTATGCTTCTACCCACAAAGGGATGGTCACGCCCTTCATATGGTCGCTGTATACGTTGAACGTAAACAATTGTTTGTGTGCTTTGTCAACACGCACAACAGTAAGATTACCATCCTCGCGTGACGGAAGCTCAACGCCGTTATTACTCCAGAAGCTACGGAATTCGTCGCTGTTAACAATACCATGCACGACACGTTCTGTAAGTTCTGTTTTGAGGTCAGCACGTGCCTTTGTACTGATAAAGAAACGACAAGAGAAGAAGGCATTGACGTTTAGCACATCAACTGCATACACAACGTTATGCTCTTCAGTAGTTGGCGCTTTATAAACAATATATTTAGTCTTGAACAGGTCCATAGTACTCTCCAGGGAGGAAGACTGGCGGGCTTGTACCCGCCAAAGTTATTACAGCAGTTCTGCTTTCAGTGCAGCGATACCATCAAGCAACGCTTTGATGTCAGGGTTAGATGCTGCCAGGTCTGCAACAACTGACTGACGACGACGTTCCAGCTCTTTCTCAACTTCCAGGTCGAGGCGTGCTGATGCTTCACGCAATAAGGTTTCAACCTGCTGACGGCGCTGATACTTGTTAAAGTCAGGTACATCAACAAGCCATTTGAGAGTTGCAGTATTATAGCCAGAAGTATTGGCTGCACTTACAGACACAACATCAACGAGCTTGGTACCGTTCAGCTCCGGATAGTTAACATTGCGAACGTCAACAACCGCTTTGTCACCTACACTTACTTTGCCGATGTACTTGTAAGTGTACACACGACCATTCGGTTCAAACTTAACACCAACAAACTTCAGTTTGTCGTCTGCAATAACCTCTTCCTCAACTTTGAAGTTGATTGCAGTGTTCTTGACAGGTGCAGCCGCTTTGAGCTTAGCTACCATGTACTGTTCGGAATGAGACGGACGGCACAGACGGAAGACGTCTTCATTGTAGGTCAGCCAGTTACCGGTCTCATCCACGCATGCAATCTGATTAGTGCCATCCAGCGAACGAACGCCCGGGCGATTCTTCTCAACACGATACAGCTTACCTTCTTTCAGGTTAGCGTAAGAACGGCGGGCGATACCCCAGTTGTGTTTTTCAGATTCGTACTTAGCGAAACGGTCAACGCTGAAGTTCTGCTTCAGACCACGGTCGTCGATTACCCATAAGTTATCGTAAGCCCCGCCGAAAGAACCCAGGTTGGCATACACTTTGCCCTGCGTCAACAGGGAAGTGTTTCCCTCGTCAACACAGATAACAAAACCCAGAGCTTCGTGTGCTTTACCGCTGCGGTCAAATACTGTAGTCATTTCTTGTTTCCTTGTATACCAGTTTGATTGTATGCCAGAGACATTCCCTGCGCATGTGCTTTATTGCTTAACCGTTAAAGACATTATATCATTAGTGAGTGGTGACGTACACATTTATTTTAAGGCAGAAGTGCAAATAGCATCACACAAACAATAATGAGCACGGTCGTAGTCTTCAAACAAGAACACTTCGCCATTGGCGACAACTTCATTACTGTTGACTTGCAGGCTAATACCTGAATGCAGAAGCACATCCATAGCCTGGTCCTTGTTCTTGTACGGGTCCCAAATAAGCTGGAAGCCTGACCCACAAAGGAGACAACCTTTGAGCTCCGGAAGAGATGACTCCTTCACAGTCACATTACAAATCTTAGCCAGTTTAGCACGAGAATCTAGAGTACTCATTTAAGTTTACCTTTACGTTTGTGTAGCGGAGTATATGTTTTCTTCGGTACGCCGAACATGGCCGCATATGTACCGACTTCTTTCTTTGTTGGCTTATCCACAATTTCGTCAATCACGATTAAGTCATGGTTGATATTGCGAAAGACTTCAGCCGCTCTTTTCTCAACAGGAGTAAAGTCAATAACCAGCTCTTTGCCTATCAGGCTTTCTTTGAACTTGTCAAACAGCCATTTGTCTCGCGGACCAGGATTGCCCATAAACATAACACGCATCTGCTTATTGTCCATGGATGATATACCCCGTTATTTGTGTTGCCAGGTACAAACCGTATACCACGCACCCAACAAGTATGGCATCAAGAATCAGATGGGCTATCTTCACACTTGATCTCCACGTTACGGCTGTTAACCACTTCCAGGCTGGTGCCATCATTTTTGTGGGTTACACGAATAAATGCAACACCCTCAGCCTGTGCCTGCTCAATAGCTTTATTCAGCACGGCATTATCCTGCACCATATGACGTACACGAGGAAGGATATTGCAAAGTGGTTCCATCTCGTCCATTCCTGCAGTACGCATAATTGACTTGAGAATGCCGAGGTGGTGACGGTAACGGTCTTCAACATTATACTTCTTGCCGTTATGCTTTAACATGAAAGTCTCCAAAAGTCAGGGGGCTTGTGCTAAGCCCCGTTTAATTACTCGGCTTATTCCGTATCCGCCGGTGTGAATGTTACAGTCGGAATACCTGGTGAAGTCTTCACAACAGGGTCGACGATAGCCAGCTGTTCTGGTGTCAGGTTACGGTATGCAGTAACTGACATTTCATACTTGGTTTTAAACAGCTTGGCAACAACAGTCTTCGGTAACTTCTTCATTACGTCAGGCACAAGCTTCTGGTCAAGTGAGCGGTTAACCTTCTGCTCAACCTTGAGTTTACCAGGTACGCCATGCATACTGAACTCAACCGTTTGTGTACCTTCTTTACCGCGGTTGATAATCATGTCGCGTTCAAGACGAGCCTTAATGGTCCGGCGCAATGTTTCCTGGTCAGCTTTCGCTTGTGCCATCCAGCGGTTCAGATTCGCCAGCTTGTCGTACAGCTGTTCCGTGTCCATCGATTCCAGTTCTTGTGGGGTCAGTGCCATCAGTTGTTTCCTCAGGTTGCATGTGCATAGTTGCACCGATCAGTAAGCAATAGTTATTGAACATTGTACGTAGCGCTTGGCCCGCAGCAATATCCGTTACGTCTATTATACCACTTTTAGTGGTGACGCGTAAAGCTTTTTCTTTCTTTGTTTTTTCCACGAATGCAATGCTGATGATTTCTTCCGCATGAATTACGTGGATAGTACCTGCAAACTCACCAGTCTTAGCTGGTGCCTGGTACACTAACGACATAGACGGTTGGTTACTCACTTAATTGCTCCTATTTATATAAGTCCATCCAGTTACGATACTCGTCATAAAACCGGTCAAACTCGTTTTTGGTGAGTGCAATAGCAACACCATTTACCAGATGCATGGTTCGTGTTTTGATGTTGACATACATGACATTGCTGTACGGGAATAAGCTACCGTCATTGTCAGTGAAATAAGTAGGCGTAATATGAAGCGCATCACGCAATGCAACCAGTGATTCAACAGCTTCAGCGTGCCATTCACGTTTGAAGGTCATGCAAGGCGGTGCACCGTCTTCGTCCTGGGTACCGCGCAAAGTAAGGTATACAATTTCGGCAGTATCATTGTGTACAATTACGCTAATGTCGACGATGTCGCTGGTACGGAAGGTAACAAAGTGCTCTTCAATTACCTGTTCGTCGGTATTAGGGCTGACGCCCTGAAAGGTCTTGAGTGTGTGAAACATTGGTTGTATCTCCTTAACAGAATGTAAGTCTATTATGTATATAAAGGAGGGGAAAGTAAATAGATATAAATGTATAAAATACATAAAAGTCTATTTACTCTGGTTTAATAACGTGTATATAATGAGAGCCCCACAAACAAGAGGAGAGACTCAATGATAAAGCCAAAGCTGTTGCGGCATATTCGCAACGGTATTAAGCTACTCGCTGAAGGCAATGAGTATGCCTGCAAGCAACGCGGTATTACAAAAGTCGGCCTGTTCAATAAAGAGTTACCAACTCGCTACTTTACCAAATCACCACTAACACTCGTACCTGCAGCGGAGTATTATAAAGACCCCGAAGCAGCCCGGGCTAAAATCAAGGAAGGTCTTGACCGACTTGTAGAGGAAGGCTATTTGACAGTACGTCAACACACTGAATCATCTTATTACTACAAGCCAACTTCTAAGGTAACCAGCAATGACAATGACGAGTCAGCCGAGTGATATTCTCGGTCTGAAATACTTTAAGCCAGAAGGGATTCCCCAAGTCTTCAAAGATATGAAGCGCTGGGCTATCTTTGAGCTAACGTACGAAGACGAGACTCTTGAAGTTCAATCCAAACCGAAGAAACCTGCAAGAGCGCCATCAGGCCGTTCCTTCAGCACAACAGTGCCTGAAGAGTGGATGACTTTCGACGACGCCCTGACACGTTGTATTCGCAATCGTGAAATGAAGATTAAAGCTGTACAGGGTAATATCACCTTTGTGCCGGCTTTGGTTGTTCCTCGCCAGTGGTACTTTGTTGACCTGGACAACCATGAAGATAACCCAGACATTGAAGCTACCCACAAGGCGATAATTGAGGGGACCCGTGGTGCTTATGCCGAGACGTCAATCTCTGGCAAAGGGCAACACATTGCGATCCCTTTACCCTGGACTGCAGCAACATCTAAAGAGAAAGACGAACAACTGGACATCAAAATCCAGAAGGCTGAGATGTTCCTGGTAATGACGGGCAACGTGTTGAGTGAGTTCAATGCTAATCCTGTTTCAGCCCGTGAATGGCATGCAGCAATTGAGAAGTTCTTTCTTGAATCAAGCGCACCTGACATTGATGTTGAGTTTGAGCAAGACGAAGACCGTGGCGAAGAGTATGACAAAGAGCTGTACGAACAGTTAGCCGACAATACTCGCTGGGCTTTAGAACACTATCTGAATGAGCATGCACCAGACGGTGTTGGTGTGAGTAATGACGGTTCTGAACGTTTAAGCCGTATCTTAAAAGACTTGCTTCGTGTAACCCGTAACTATGAAGTTACACAACGCATCTTTATGGCCAGCAAAGCTGCAGCATACGAAGGTCGTCGTCCTAGCCGGCGTAGCCTGTCTGTTGACAAGTACCATCAGTGGTTCAGTCGTGTCGGTAAGACTGTGCTGAAAGAGATGCAACGTGATGGCTTATTCGTTAAGACCAAGTTTGCTCTTGACATCAACAAAGAGTTAACCAAGAATTCTGGTGTGTCACTGGCTGAGAACGTTGAGTTCAAAGTCAACGACGATATTCTGCCATCTGATGTATTTGTCAGAACAGCCCCGTCCGGGTTTAAACGGCTTATTGCTGAGATACAGGATAACATATCTCCGGCTAACAGGGTTAACGACTATGCAATTGGCACAGCTCTTAACATCCTGAGCAACTGCGCTGGTCGTAAGTATGTTTGTCCAGTAGGTGGTCATGCTAACTTCCTGGTAACCAACATCATTCTTGTGGGTGGTTCATCAATCGGTAAATCGTTGTATACCGAAATGTTCCCACAAATCCAGGCAAGTTTACCTGACACATCGCCTATCAGCCTTAATCGTATTCCAAGGGAACAGACTTTTGCGACCAGGACGTTTGCTGAACTGATGTCAAACCCGTCGTACCATTCAGTCCAGTTGTTCTACCCTGAATTTGGTCTGGCTTTAGGTTCAGGCTTACGCATGAATCCTAACAACCCGGACAACTTTCAGAAAGCTCTGATGGACGCTTCAACCAAGCGTAAGGTTGGTGGTATACTGACAGGTATCAAACGTGCTAATGCTGACAATGATGTTAAGACTGTAAGCGAACCGTGTTACTCTATCCTGGGCGACTCCACTCAAGAGCTTATTCTTGACAACACCCGCAAACAAGACTTCTCAAGTGGCTTTTTGCCCCGCTTCCTGTTCATCCCGAACTATGAACGAGCGGAGTTTGCCAAACCTGAGAAGGTAGGACGTCGCCAGCAGATTCGCCGTACATCCTTTTCAAAGGAACTGATTGAGAAGCTGGAAGCAATCGCTTATGTGAATGCTATCCCGCCTAACGGTAAACTAAGGCACGACCCGATTCCTATTTACGACGAGTCGGATGATGACGACTTCCTGTACGAATACCAGTGCAATATTAATGACATGCGCCAGTATTACAGGGACAACGAAGTAGCATCCGCCTTTGTGGGCCGAATGGGTGAGTATGTATTCAACATAGCAGCACTGATTGGCTTACTCGACAACTGGGATGCTCCTGTAATGACCAGGGACAACATCGAATGGGCTTACAAATACGTTCTTCGTTGTATAACCGCCTGGGTCAATAACACAAGCAGGATAGTCGCACCTCCGACTACCAACGCTGAAGTAGTTGACGGCTTCCTAAAAGTCTACAGGGACATTTTGGCCCTTTACACCAAAAGAGGCTGGAACGGTATTGTTAAGCATTATCCTGAAGGTGTTGTGAGAAGCTTACGGGAAGACCATCTGAAAATGAATGGGCTTAGCATATATGCTATCCGGCAATCATTAAGTTGGTTCAAGTCCAATTATGGCTTTAACATAACCGCTAATAACAAGGTTATTGACGGTATGTTGCAGGATATGATTGACCAGGACTATTTAGCAGTCCAAATATACAAACCCACAAGAGGGAAATCGGCAAATATCTACTGTTTAACCGAACGGGGATACGACGAAGCCAAGAAACTTAAGTAAAATCAAGGGCTTATGTAGTAAAATACGTAAGCCCTTATTTTATATACTCTTTTTGCTCCGGTAGACTAGTTATGGAATAAATAAACCGTGTTTTTCGAATTAAGTGCACTTAAGCTACTGTTTTATATACTCTTTTCTTTTTACATGAATTAGTAAATATATGGAGCCCTTTATAAAGAAAAAGGGGGGTAATAAGGGGATACAAGTACCGGATAAAAGGGGGTATATATTTATTTATTATTATTATTATTATTATATATTATTAATTATATTAGAAGTAATAAAAACAGCTACTTAGAGGCGTCTATATGTATGATCCGGTTTATCTCTTTATTAATATCAGAACCGGATGAAAAAAATTTACGCCGGCGAAAAAAATAAAAAAGCCGGATTGATAAATAAATCTGTAGACGTTTACACTATAAAATAAATGTGCTACAATATTTATCAATGTTGCTGATTACCAAATCTTTGAATTGTATACGAGGCTGAATAAATGGTAAATATTAGAGCGAAGGGGCAGAACTTTGAGCGTAAAATGGCTAAAAAATTTAATAGCTCGTTCGGATTAACTGTTGAGCGCAATCTTCAACAGTCTATTAATGGCGGGGATGACTTGTTGGGTGTGCCGTTTTTCAGCGTTGAACTGAAGAAGCACAATACCAAGTCTATCGGAACATGGTGGAGACAGTGTGCGGCATCAGCAAAGGCTCAGAACAAGATGCCAGTGCTGATATACGAACTACCAAGAAAACAGCCTACCGTGGTGATGAATAAGGCTGATGTGATTGACTGTTTTCCAAGTGGCACGACTTTTAACGAGGCATCAAATCGCCTCTTTGTGGGTCTAGTAGAATTAACATGGGAACAATTTTGCCGGGTCTACAACTATTACGTTGCGCCCGGCACTCAATATCACGTCAATTAATCTTGTTTCAGCTCGTCACAAATGACACGCTGATTTTTGGCAGGGATAATACCAAGATTTAGCAGGGTGTATGGACTATCAGCGGCACATTGTTCAACGGTAGTCCATTCAGGTTTGGATTCAACAATTTTGTAACTACAATCATGAGTAGCCACACATGTTGCCAGGATTAAGCCAATCACAAGTAATCGCCTTCAACCAGGAACTCAAACAGTTGGTTGTAAACGTTGCAACCTTTAGCGAAAGAGCTTTCAGCAGGTTTACCATCGCGGACGATCATCATATACTCACCGCCATGGATGTCCACCCAATATTGCATGCCACCTTTGACCGGGTTACGTTGTAAGAATTTAAACATTATTTGCTCCTTATTCCAAGTTTATTCAATAACCACACTGTCATGTCAACCCAGGTTAACGGTACAGTTTTCGGGGGTTGATAATTCCAGCAGCTTGCAGTTCTTTGTATTTCTGCTTGGCGCCGCTCCGCTTCGCGTAATACCGCATCGTCAGAAGTGCCGGCAGAAAAAAGATCGGTAACACCAGATAAATCGCGTTGATTAACACGTCGAGCAATGTCATATAAATCATCCTTAGAAAACATAAGCCAATACCATAAGAATTATCAGAAAGATCCCAACCAGCTTCCTCATAGCCCGACCTTCAGCATATGCAGGATTCACAACAGAATACTCAACAACATGTTTACATCGGACCATAAGGCCTCCACTTGTGGGTTAATTCAATCATGAGGACTTTTGGCAAATCCTCAGGATTGAATCAATTACCAGCTTTTAATCAAGCCCTGTCAGTACCAGGACTTGATTAATATCACTCTATCATTACCTGAACTACTATTATACACTCTTTATTGAAGCGGGTAAACACTTTTCCACCATTGGTGCGTTTAGCCCCAGACTTTAGAGCTGACTGGCACCAGACATGCCACTCCTCAACTGTCAAGAATTTTTGCTCAGCTTTGGGTGGCAATCCATTGGCAAGGTCTACCGTAGTAAATTTGACTAGTGGCATCACTTGACCTCAAATTTTGACTCGTCATATTCCGGATCAGTCACGTCCCGGGTCGTACAATTTTTGATTGCCTCCCAGTAACGTTGGGCATCATCGCCATCGGCATAAACTGTCCAGTGGCCGTAACCACCTTCAAATCTGTCCCAGGCTTGTTCCCAGACTTTACCATCTTCCAGCTTGTACCAAGTTGGACGACTGTCAAACTCGCGGATTGGATGGTACCCCATCAAGGGATTAATCAGGTCAATAATGTCTTCCCGACTAATCTCCTGGTTCTCCCACAACACCGTCATGAATTGCTCAAACTTGAAGGCGTTTGGCAGAACTTTGATGACTTCACCATCACGATATACGGTATAGGTGCCATCTTCGCATTTTGCACTGTACATGTTTCTCTCTCCTATTGATTGCGAATAATTTCAAAAATGAACTATCACAACTTTGGACAGTTCATTGTTGAAACTATGCTAACTTTGTTGCGATCTGAATTGTCAGCCGGAAATCTTCCATCAAGTTATCAAACTCTTTGGAACCACCAACAGCATCAGATATTTGATCTTTCACAATTTGGGCATTTGATTCCAGTAATTCAATCAGGTGCGCCAATTCGTCTTCAGTCAATTTCAGGTCTTTCATAATGCATCCACCCAAGCCATAACTTTTGCCAGTCTTACAACGTCTTCATGGTCCCGCTCGCCATCAGAAAATTCGCTGGCGATGATACCCATAATTGACGCCAGATTCATGTTGATGATGTAGGCGTGTTGGCGCACTTCATCAATTCCTGAATCTATCACCAGTTCCGCAAATTCTTGTGAACCTTCATCCCATTCAGCCCAATACTGCTCAGCATAAAAGTCCAGTTCTTTTTTCATCTCAATGTCAGTCATTTTGATTACTCCTCAGAACCTGAAAATTTGTCGTCAATGGCTTCAACAATATAATCAAGAGTTGAAGTGTGAGAACTATCAGAAAAAGTGCCCATCTTCTCTAACTCAATCATCATATCACGCAAGGCCATCGCCTGGTCTTTGGTCAGTTTAATTTTAAGCATGTTTCTCTCTCCTGTTGATTGTGAATAACTTTCATTGATGGCACTACTTGAGCGCCATCTCAAAAATTACTCTTCAGTTTCTTGTGCTTCAGTTTCAGGTTTTACTTCAGTATCAGGTTTTTTGCCAGTTACTGATTTGCCATCAGTCACTTTACCAGATTTTACATCGTTCCGGTAGTATGACATATATGACTGGATAACACGTTTTGCTCTAATATCATCCGCTTCCATTCCGCAAGCTTTCATCGCATCAGCGAGCGCCAATTTGGAATCTTCTTTATCCATCAAGTTGTAATCTTTGAACACCAGATAGCAGGTATCTTTAGTTGACGGACCAGATGACGATTTGCGAGAGCCACCAGCGGATGCTCGTGTTGTCGCAACTTTGACTTCTTCAACTTCCAGTTGGTTCAGCTCGTCAAACAAAGCCTTCACCAGCACTTCTTTAGAGTCTTTGACACTTACAGAACTTTCATCATTAAGCGACTTAATCATCTTAATGATCTGGTTATTGGCAAAGTACTGAAGACTATCCATCTGCACTACAATAGTGCCAAGACTTTCAGTAGTCAGACCAGATTTCACAGACTCGACAGAAAAAGCGGAAGTCAGGTAAACGTAGTTGATAGTTGTCATTGATGTATCCTCGTTGATAGAATTTTGATAAGCGCCAATCCTTGGCAAGTAAGTCCAAACATGACAACTTTTGTCAAGTTGTCATGATTGAAATCACTTCGCGCTTGCGTTTTCAACAGCTTGTACGACTTTCAACAAATGCCTGAAGTCATCATGATAAATTTCATTAAAGCCATCTGCCGCAAAGTTTTCGCCAATTAAGATCAGTCTTTCGCGGACCAAGTCAATCAAGAGTTTATTATCAGTTATTTCAGCACCTGTAATAAGTTCAACAAATAATTGCTGTACGTTATCATAACAGATGTTGCTTTCAATACACACTTGGCACATGTCTTCAACTATTGACATGATTGTGACTTGCATTTCTACGTCAGACGTGATATTGTTCAGTTTCATAATAGTTACCTTTGTATTAGTTTCCAGGAGTGACTATTGATACCAATAGTCACTGGTTGAAACTATTACTAGTGTTACTATCAACAAGAAACATGTTACCAAATTGTTAAAGAGCAAAAGGTACCATTGACATCTACCAGATGTACCTGTTGACTGGTTAAGTACTACCTACCAAATCTAAACCATACCAATATCCTCCAGACCAGTTAGACTGGTCAATCAGTCATCACATTCAATAAATATATAATAGACCAATCGCTATTGATTGTACATAAAAGAATTGCAAGTTTATGCAAGTTTTTAGAAATGATAATCACTTGCGATTGAGAGTGGTTCTCGTATGCAATTGATATAGTTTCGCATGTAATTACTCAATCCAAAATGGTCGGCGGGGGTTATAGTAACGTAGGGGTGCCACTTAAAGGAGCCGGCGAAATTATTTATAAAAATATAATTTCAATCTGAATTATAGACGCTTTGTGTTATAACGGCCGAAGTAGTTCATACGGTAATTGTATCAATCGCAATAGTTACCATAGTAATCATTTCAATCGAAATAGGTGCGGCGGGGGGTAATTTCGCAAGGGTGCTACCTGCCAGGAGCCAGCGGAATTTTTTTATTTTTTGGTATTTTCTCCTTATCAGTACCAATCATCATCAGATTGATACGACAGGAGCTAACCTTTTGCCTAACACAATAATAAGTGAAGCCCCTCTAAAAATTTTTTATATTTTTCGGAAATTGTGTAGACACTCACTAAAAAGTGGTGTACTTTCTCTCCTCCACGCGCTATCATTAATGTGAATCATCAAACGGCCTCACGGTCTCCTACTTGTGGGTAACATTATGAAAATTGTTCAATTAGAGCCATATCCGCCTCAATTGGCTATCGTTTGTAGCGAAAAAGAGCACGAAGAGCTCCAAAAACTGATGGATTTGCCTGATTTTGGCAACTGGAATGACCGGGAAACGCGTAATGCAACTACCTTTACATTCTCTCGCGTTAGCTATCCGTACCTGTTAATCGTCGTCGAACTGTACCACCCAGACGACCTGAAGTACAACACCATTTCCCACGAAGGCATTCACGTAATGTCGTCGCTGATGAACTATGTAGGTCTTAAATACGACCCAGAAAACGATGAATGGTACGCATATCAGCATGATTTCATAGTAAATGCCATTTGTAAGGCCCATGATGAGTACCTGGAGCGCCAAAAAACACCAAAAACTAAGCCAAAAATCGAAACAGGCAACCATCCTGTGATACTGCCACAAGACGTAATGAACTCGCTTTTGACTGACACTACTGGGGGCTTTTTAGGTGATTAATATTCTCTTCGCAATGGGCCAAAATGGGGAATTCGGGTTGTCACCGGAGTTTATGAAGCATCAGGTTGACTCGTGCAAGACTATGGAAGAGGTCCGTGCGCTTCCTAAATCGGGTCTGCCTTGGAAATGTCCGTCAGATATGCTCTTTTTCAGGACTATGACTAATTCAGTTGCAACAGAACCAGGCTATAACGCATATCAGCAACTACGTGGACAGTTCCCGCAAGACCAGTTGCGAAACATGATAGCAGATGTAACGGTAAAAATGGTCGGGCATAGCGTATTGTTAGCCGGTCGTAACACGTATATGACTATGAGTCTGCCTATGTCAGCCCACAGAATACTGCTGCCGGTATCTCGTCAGATTATGGCTTCAGAAGGCTACAATAATCTGGGTGAGATGGCAGCAGACCTTGAGTCCAGAGGTACTGACGTCTGGATTGTAGGTGGTGCCGAGTTGATACTTTCGGCCCTTGAAGAGCATGCAAAAGACTTACTCCGTATCGACAACATGTTTATCAGTACGATCAAGCAATCAGGTCCAAGTGATATTTTAATGGATCGTAGCAAATTAATGATGTACATTGATAGCGACTTCACTTATAATGATGAATATGTTGATAACAAACAAGTTCTGATACAACGGTACAGGAGTTTACACAAATGAACATCATAATCGAGGGTCCCGATAATGCTGGTAAAAGTACACTTATTGAGTTCCTTAAATCTCATACTGGCCGCAGTGTTATTCATAATACTGTTGACAAAGATCCCAAATCTGTCATGGCTAAACAGACCAAAGAAAACGCGTTGGAAGGCGATTGTATTTATGACCGCAGCGCTGTTATATCTGAGTATATCTATTGTCTGGTTCTTCAACGTACGCCTGTCATCAATATTAATGTATCACATGTAGCAGATATGTGTGACAACGCCATCGTTATCTTTTGTATGCCGCCTGTTGAAAAGGTACTGGCAACTACAAAAGACGAGATGCCTGGCGTTGTGGAAAATCTTGAGGCATTATACAACCAGTATGACAACCTCATTGACGAGCTGGTTATGTTGGGCAAGCAGTTCTTTATTTATGACTGGACTGCTGAAGAAAATGGCCCTGAAGCAGCTCTCGAATACATCAACGAACGTATTAATAAGGAGTGGAACAAATGAGCCCAGTATACAATACCTCAGTCACGCTGTCAGCAACCGTAGGAGACGTCAACAAGACTGTTACTGTGGGTTCAACTAACCCGAACCTGTCAGGTGATGACCTGTTGCGTCTGGCTAAACGTGCTCTTGAAGATAACGAAGTGACTGGAACTGAAGGTGTCAGCATTGAGATTAACATCGAGGGTTATGAAGAAAGCATCAGCATTACTACTTCTGACGATGAAACCAGTGAACAGCTAAAGTTCAACGACGAGCTGGAATATCGTACCGGTGAGATGTTCAGTAGTGCGCTAAACTGGTACTTGTGCAAGGCTTCAAACTACGCTGACGTTCCTATGTCAGACCGTATACTAGCTGATATGTCTGCACGTGAAATTGCTAAAGGCTGGGCGCATGTACAGATGCTGCAGGAGCATATCTGCAAGCTGGAAAGCTGCAATAAAGACGCGTCTGAGCTTATTACTGCCTATAAGCGACAGATTACCGATCTGCAGCAACTGATGGGCAAACGTGCTGAAGAGTATGAGGCTGAGATTCGTAGTCTTAACGGTACAGCTGTTGCTAACAACCGTGCTTTCAGCGAAGAGCGTAAAGCGCTTATCACCCAGCGTGACGCTGAAAAACGTCGTGCAGACGACCTGGCAGACCGTCTTAACTTTATCCGTAAGCACATGGATGGAGTAATCTGATGGACCTGTTCGATATGGTCGAACACCCTGAAGTAAACGGCTTGGCGGAAGCTAAGCCTTTTAACTGGGATGAATTCGTAGCAGGCAAACCTGCTGTAACCCACAACGGGCAGATTGCATATTACGGAGGCCATAGCGAACATCCGATGTGCACTCACCTGTACAACGCTATCACAACCATAGCCGACGAAAACGTTATTAAATACGGAAAAGAAGTAATGCCTTTTCTTGTAGATGAACGCGGTTACTTCGAAGGTAAATGGTTCCCGTTTCTGGTAGAAATGGCCTAAAAACCGGATAAATATAAAGGCGTCTAAGCTAGTTCTTCATCTATATAAGCTACTTATTCGCCTTTCTACTGTAGACTTTCTTATCACTTCTCTAGACACTCCATTTTTATATTCTGTTTACTTACTCCGCGTAACTCGTTATAATCCCGACTATCCGGATTAACGAGGACGACACCCATGGCAAAACCGAAAAAAACCCGTGAGGCAACAGAAGAACTGTTGGCCACGATGCGACGTATCCAGCTGGACCCGTTGGAAGTTATGCAACGGGCTATCATACTTGCTGAACGTGAAGACGACTACAAAGCAATGATGGATGGTGCACTGGGCGTTATGCCGTACATGTATCCTAAGCTGAAAGAATCCGTTGTCAAAGCAGACATCGACCAGAACCTGTCTGGTAATGGTGTCAACCTGAACATTACAATAGGCGACCAGAAAGTGGTAGATACTACTGGGGAAGAGTAATAAATGAATCTTGACTTTCACCTGCATGACAGACAAGGTGCCGCTCTGCGGTCTCAGGCAACTGAGATTCTGTACGGCGGTGCCGCTGGTGGTGGTAAGTCTCACCTTATGCGTGTAATGTCAATTATCATGTGTTGCATGATTCCTGACTTGCAGATTTACCTTTTCCGCCGAAACTATAACGACCTTACGGCTAACCACATGGTTGGTCCCACAAGTTATCCTGCCTTGCTGGATGGTATGTGCAAAGCTGGCAAGTGCAAGATTAACTACTCGAGCAACACTATCAAATTCTGGAACGGTGCGAACATCAAACTCTGTCACCTCCAGTACGAAAAAGATATTTATACCTACCAGGGTGCGGAGATTCACGTTCTGCTGATGGATGAGCTTACTCACTTCACAGAAACGATGTACCGCTTCTTGCGTAACCGTGTCCGACTCGGTGCTCTCAAAGTACCTGAGAACTTTTTCCGGCCACTGCCACTCATCTTTTGTGGGTCAAACCCTGGTGGTGTTGGTCATAACTGGGTTAAGCGCACTTTCGTAACTGCTGCTCCTCCGATGAAAATCGTTAAGCAGGAAAAACGCGAAGGCGGTATGGCTCGTCAGTACATTCCGGCTAAGATGACTGATAACCCTACGCTGATGGAAAACGACCCTGACTACGGTGACCGTCTTGAAGGTCTTGGTGACCCGGCTCTTGTTGCTGCGATGAAAGAGGGTGACTGGGATATTGTTGCTGGTGGTGCGCTTGACGACGTATGGTCAACCAAGTGTATTCTGCCGCGTATGCGTATTCCAAAAGGCTGGACTATCGAACGTTCTCTTGACTGGGGTTCTACTCACCCGTTCTCTGTTGGTATCTGGGCTATTGCAAATGGCGCTTCGCTTACAGACGACGAAGGCAATGAGTACTTTATTCCGCGTGGTTCCATTATACGTATAGCTGAATGGTATGGGTGCTCTGAAAAAGAAGCTAACAGGGGTATTAAACTTTCTGCTGCCGAAGTTGCTCAAGGTGTTCTCCGCTTACAGGAAAATCTGCAAGCTGGTGGCTGGATTCAAAGCAACGTTAATCCTGGTCCGGCTGATAGTCAGATTTATGCGTGCAAGGAAAAAGACGTTGAGACTATCGCGAAGAAAATGGAAGACGAAGGCGTAACCTGGGTCAAGGCCGACAAGTCACAAGGTTCGAGAATAAATGGCTTAGAGCTATTCCGTCAGCTTCTGAAAAATGTTAAGATGGACGAAACGGAAAAGCCGGGCATTTATTTCATGGAAAACTGTCCAGCAGCCATAAACACGTTGCCGGTTCTGCCGCGTGACAAGAACAACACGGAAGATGTCGACACGAACTCTGAAGACCACGTATACGATGATTGTCGTTACATGGTGTTGCGTGGCATCAACCGTTATACTACCAAGCTCAAAATAAATATGGGACGGTAAAATGTCGATAACCCCAAGCAGCACGCCTAACGTCGGATACCAGCGTCCTGAGCTGACTAAGAACGCTGGTAAGTACCGAATGATTAAGGACTGCATCGAGGGTCAGGAAGCTGTTAAAGCACGCGGTGATTTTTATCTGCCTCGTCCTGACCCTACGAACTGCACAGAAGAAAACCTGATGCGGTACAACTCGTACCTGCGTCGCGCTGTGTTCTATAACGTACTACAGCGAACTCTTTCGGGTATGACTGGCCTGGTATTCCAGCAGCAACCTGAGATGCTGATGCCTGATGATATGGAAGTGCTGAAAGTAAATATCGACGGTGCAGGTATCGGTGCTATTCAGCAAATGCGTAAGTGCTTTAAATCAGTACTTGCGTTTGGACGGGCAGGATTGCTGACTGACTTTCCAAAAGCACGTATCGGTGAGTTTGGTGAATCCATTGGTTTTACCCGTAAAGAACTAATGGACGGAGAAGTGCAGCCGACAGTAACGCTGTACATGCCATGGCAGATTATAAACTGGCGAGAAGAGTATCGCAACGGCAAAGTGATGCTCACTCAAGTTGTCATTTGCGAGCAAATACCGGGGGTTACTGATGGCTTTCAGCAAGACTACACACCCGTGTGGCGTCACCTTTACCTGGATGAAGAAGGCAATTGCAACCAGTCTTTGTGGGTCAATAAGGGCGACAAGAACGCGCAGAACGTCTCCGGCGGCGCGGTGTATGTCACGCAAGAGAATGTTGTCCTACGCGACTCCAATGGCTTACCGCTGAAGTTTATTCCGTTCCAGTTTATTGGTTCTGAAACAAACAGCGCTGAGATTGACCCTCCGCCGATGTACGACTTAGCTGTGCTTAATATTGCACACTACCGTAACTCTGCTGACTACGAAGAATCATGCTTCGTAACAGGTCAACCCACAGTATGGGCTTCTGGACTTACTGAGGCCTGGGTTGAGGATGTGCTTAAAGGTGAACTGCGACTCGGTTCGTTTGGTGGTATTCCGCTGCCGGCTAACGCCGCTGTAGGTATCATTCAGACCAGTCCTAACACTCAGCCGTTTGAAGCGATGAAGCAAAAAGAAGCACAGATGATTGCAATCGGTGCTCGACTCATTCGTGAGAATGGTAAGGTAGAACGACGCGAAGTTGAGATTAAGAACGAAGCTGCATCTGAGGCATCGCTTATCGTAACTGTTGCGCAGAACGTTGAAGCTGCTTACCGTAAGGCAATCGAATGGTGTGGTCTGTTCTACGGACACCCTAAAGAAGAGATTACGATTAACCTGAGCTACAACTTCATCTATAGCCAGTTGACGTATCAAGAACGCCAACAGCTGGTTAACGAATGGATTGCTGGTGCTATCACGTTCAGTGAGATGCGTAGTAATCTCAAACAGGCTGGCATTGCTAAACTCACTGACGAAGAAGCCAAGAAGCTCATTGACGAAGAGCTGGCTGAACGTGATGCACGTGAGGTAGCAAAAGAAGCAGAAAAGAACGCTCAAGCAGCTAAGAACAGCGATGGGCAGGAAAATAATCCAGAAAAAACTGAATAAAGCTATTTACTTTCGGTTTACCTGGCTATATAATCCTTCATGTCAACCGCGCAACAGCCGGCCACGAGAGTCTGCAGGGCTCAGTGGATTTCGGATGGCTGGCTGCGCGGTTTGACCCAAACCTGTTCAGAGCCCACTTGAGTGGATTGAGCCCCTCTCATATAGGATTGTAAAATTATGGCACTTAAAACAGTTGTAACTGACCTTACCGAAGTTGATGAAGGCTTCCGTGGCCTGTATATCAAAGACGAAGCATCTGGCGCATTCCGTTTGGACGTTGAACCAGACGAAAAAACGCTGAAAGAATTAGAAGACCTGCGCAAAGAAAAACAGCGTATGGAACAGCACACCAAAAAGCTTCTCGAAGAAAAGAAAAAAGAAGCTGAACGTGCTCGCCTGGCTGAAGAAGAACGCGCACGTCGTGAGCGTGATGTTGAATCTCTTGAGCGCTCTATCAAAGAGAAGCATCAGGCTGAACTGGAACAGTATACTAATCGTCAGGCACAGCTGCAAGCTCAGCTGGAAGCGCAAATGGTTGATAACCTGGCGCTGAACCTGGCTAACCAACTCTCTGACACCCCGGCACTTATTATGCCACACATCAAGGCCCGACTGCGCGCTCAGGAAATTGATGGTAAGTGGCGTACTACTGTCGTGGATGTTATGGGTAACCCGACTGCTACAACGCCAGATGAACTAGTGGAACATATGCGCGCTGATAAGCAGTTTGCACCTCTTGTGCGTGGAACCAAGGCTGGCGGTGGCGGTGCCAACGGCGGCGGAGCT